TCATTTCGAGGCGGTTGCTTCGCATCGTCGCCTCTTGCGGCGTTTCGCTAGGCTGCGCAATGCGCGCAGGCCGGAGCGCAGCGGGATGCATGCCGCGCGGATCATCATGCCCAGGCCGGACGCGAGGAGGATCATGGTCACCACGGACTCCCTGATGTCCAGCATCCCGTCCACGGGCACCGCCCACGTGGCGTACGCCAAGCCCGCGGCCACGAGCGCTGCGCCGCCCAGCATCCACGCTGCGGCCGCGATCAGCCGTCCCCTCATGCGCACCTCCTGTCATGCTCCGCCCAAGCGTGTTCCGCCATGTCCGCTATCGTGCCCGACAGCTGGAACCCCTCCGGCACGGGAAGGACCATCAGCCGCACCTCGTGCACTCCCCTGCGTTTCAGGTTCGGGAGGCGGAAGAACGCGACGCCCTTGCAATGCCTCATGGTCACGTCCTGCCACGCGCCGGCCGTGATCCCGGCCTGTAGGATGGCGTTCACGGTCTCGGCGCTGTTGTCCGGATCGGCCCGGTCGACGCCGTACGGGTATGCGACGCCGGCGAGGACGATGAACCTGTCGTACGCGCAGCACGCCTGCCTGCGCCACTGGAGCAGGGCTTCCGCCGTCAGGTCGGCCGTCACCTTGGCGCGCACGCCGAAACCGCGCCCGTCGCCCCACGTGCGGGATCTGCGGGCCCCGCGCTGCCGGGCGAGCAGGTCGCTGTCGGTGTAGTTGCTGGTGATCCACCTGCGGTCGTCCACGTGGAATGTGACGGCGTACCCGTCGGGCCATGAAGGCTTGTCCAGCATGCCGTCCCATTGGCGTGACGCGGCGAGGTACAGACTTCCGGTGATCTGGAACGCCGGCAGCCTGTCGGGCACGGGGACGATGTACACGCTGATGGCGTAGTGTCCGGCCGGCGGGGTTCCGGGCGCCTGCACGTAGATGGTGGAATGCCGATGGAGGCTGTCGTCGTCCTCCCACAGCTTCTCGGCGCTTCCAGCGTCGATGATCGGCTTGACGGTTTCGGCGGCGCGGGCGGGGAACATGTAGCCCTTTCCGGGGTGGCTGACGGTGATGAACGCGAGGAACCGTCCGACCTTCCAGGCTCCGCCGGACTTTTTCAGCGCATGCCATTCGCGCCGGGCGTACACCTTGACCAGCGCGCGTCGTTCGGCGCGGCGCCGTTCGGTCTGGATGGTGTCGGTGCCGCTCCACCATGCGACGGGGATGCTCAGGTCGAGCCGGTATCCTCCCCGCTGTCTGGCGGTGAGCGGTTTCGCCGTTTGCCGTCTGGGTGTCTGTCCCGCCGTTTTTGGATCCTTCCCCGAATTGACTGTGTGAACTTTTACAGTGTATCACGTCGTGTGGCCGATGTGCCGAATACGACGGCGCCCGCAGCCGTGTTCCGGACTGCGGGCGCCGATGATGCCGTATGGCGTTTCGGCCTCGTCAGGCCCCGACCGTGAGCATCGCCTTCCGCAGGGCCCAGTCGGGGACCCCCAGCTCCTTCGGTCGCTTGTCATAGCCGGCGGCCAGCACGCTGCCGTCGGGCATCTCCACGCTCCCGTACCCGGATGCGAGGATCCACTTCGCGGCCGTGTCGGCCGAATCCTTGTCGCCGTAACCGGCCTCGGCTCCCAAAGAGGCCATGAGGCTGATGCCGGTGAGCGCCTGGCGGATGCTGGTCCGCGCGAATTCCGCGATCGGGCTTTCGGCACTGATCGTGAAAGGCTGCCAGTCGCATGCCCCCGTCTTCTCGAACACCCAGAACTGCACGGACTTCGGGACGCGCGTCCCGCGGTTGAACATGCCGTCCGGGCACAGGGCGACGGCCTGACGGTAGAACTCCGCCTGGATGTGGTACCCGTGGTCGAACGCAGACCGGGAGAACGAGTCCTCGTCGGCTGCGGCCGCGGTCTTCAGGTCCACAAGGAAGTCCGTTCCGGCGGGGATGAGGTCGGGTTTCGCCTTGAGCGTCAGCCCGGTCGCCGCGTCGGTCCATTCGATGGCCTGCTCGCAGGTCCCCTCCTGGATCATGCCCATGTAGTCGGGGTATCCGTCCCGTCCGCTGATCTTCTCGATGTTCGACCTCATGCGCTTGAGCAGCGTCAGGTCGCTGTAGGAGACGACGATGTTGCCCGCGGCCTCCTGCTCGGTGCGCCACTGCCTGTTCCTCGCGGATTTGTACGTCTCGCCTTCGTCGAGGCTGACGATGTTGCCCGTACCCATCAGGAAGGCGTGGAACGCGGTGCCGAACCGCATCGCGTCGGTCGGCTGGCTTTCCTCGCCGCCGAGCCGCGCGAAAGCCCAGTCGGCCGGGTTCTTGAGGAACTGCTTCAGCTGGCTCTGGTCGAGCGACGGGAGCGCGAAATACTCCGGGTCGTCGATGTCGAGGGTGTGTGCGCGCTGGCTCACGTCACTCCCCCTCCCTGCTGTCCGTGATGTCGCCTTCGGAGAGCTCTTCTTCGGTCAGGTCGGCTTCGTCAACGTAGAGCCGGGTCTCGCCGCCTTTCTTTTCGGCGACCATCTGGGGTTCGTCGTAGGTGACCGGCTCCCCGGTCTCCGGGTCGAACTCGGGGTCCACGTCCACGGGGTCGGCGACGTGCAGTCCGCCTCCGTCCGCTGCGAGCTGCGCGCGGTTGATTTCCTCCCAGCGCTTCGCCCAGTTGTTCTCCTCCTCCTCGTAGCCGGGGTAGGGTTCGATGCCCTTGGTCTCCCATGCGACGATCTGCTTGGGGGTGACGGGCTGCGAGGGGTGGAACTCTTCGGTCAGGTCTTCGGGGATGGGCACGGTGTACCCGTCGCGCTTGTCCTCCTGGTCTCGTTCTTCCGGGGTGAGGAACCTCGCGGTTGCCGGAATCGTTTCGCTCATGATCTTTTTCCTTATCTGTGAGGACGTTTCGAGATATTCGAGCACGTGCAGGTACAGGCCGTGGGGCATGCCGTCGGTGTCGTTCTCGTACTTCGTGTACGTGTTGACGCTGACGTCGCAGAGTTCGGACATCTCTTTTTTTGTTTTGCCTGCTTTCAGGCGGAGCTGTTTGAGCAGCGAGTGTTTCATCCGCGCCTCCGGCAGATAGTCGGGGTCGGAAAACGGGTTCCGGCCTCTTGGTGTATGATGACGATTACCAGTATACGCGACTTCAAAAAACTGCATATCACAGTTGATGTGAACATGTCAATAACCTTGGAAAACAAGGCGACACGCCGAACATAATCAACGTCCAAAATATTGCGTATATTGGTTCATGTCCTCACAAAAGAAGAACCATGTTGCCCCCCATCCGGCGGAATCCCCGCCGGACTGCCGGGGCGGATAGGAGAACCAATGAGCAAGGAACTGTCAACCCTCGTCAAGACCGGCGTGGTGCAGGTCGGATGGCCCCGCCTCTACGAGGCCCAGTCGTTCAAGGCCGACAAGAACGGCAAGCCCGACCTCGTGCAGGAGTTCGACGAGAACGCGCTGCTGGACGACGCCGACCGGGGGCACGCCGACAGCGTCAATGACGCATTGAAGAACTACGACGCCGCGGAAGACGATCCCAAGCGCCCCGAACTCGACATGGACGCCTTGGAGGACGTCTCGAACCCCGCCCACCTGAAGAACGCGATGCTGCTGCTGAAATACGTCAAGAGCCATTTCAGCACCACGGTGGCGGAAAAGCCGTCATACAGCCTCACCGTCCTGTTCGACAAGGACGATCCGTCCCAGGCGCGCAACATCAAGATGCTCCGCGAAGGCCAGTCGAACGCCATGAAGAACGCCGTCGCCAAGAAGACATGGATGAAGGCCACCATCCAGACAGCATCCCGCGCCATGCAGGATTGCGACACCGACGTGCAGACATACGGCACCGGCGACAACGCCAAGCAGATGACCGCCGCCCAGAAGTACCCGGAACGCGCGAACCACTGGTACCTCAACGCCAAGGCCAAGCGCCGCCCCGACATCTACTACCTGTCCGAGGCGAACAAGTTCGTCAAGCTGCCCGACCCGATCCTCATGCCGGAATCCGACGAGGAGCGCGAACAGGCGCTGCAGATCGAGGAACTGTGGAACAAGTGGGTGTACTCCGGCCAGAACGCGATGCTGGGCGTGACGTTCAAGGCATGGACCAGTCCCGCCGGCGCCGGCGTCTCCTGCCATCTGGAGGCCGTGTTCATCATCGGCGGAGGCGTGAGGCTCGGCGGATACTCGTTCGGCGAGATCTTCGGCGACGAGGACCTTCAGGCGGCGGCCGAATGGCTGAAGAAGAACGCCCCCGATTTCGACCCGGAGACCGGCAAGGTCGGCCACGCGGAACCGGCCATGATGGACGACGACGAGGATTCCGAAATAGACGAGACCACCGGGGAGATCACTGATCCGGAGCTCGCGCCCGCGCCGGAACCCAAGCCGGTGAAGAAGCGCCGCACGACCCGCGCGAAGAAGCAGCTCGCGCCCGCGCCGGAACCCGAGCCCGCCGTCCCGGAGACCCCGGACACGGAGGATGCAGACGGGGACGATGGCGAGTTCGGCGAAGACGCCATCTGGTGATGACCGCCCCTGACGGGGCGTCGGAGCGGGAGAGCCGGGAGAAAATCCCGGCCCTCCCGCTTTCAGAGGTTCGTCCCACTGTTGCCCGGCGGTGGCGTAGGCGTCGGGGTCGGCGTGGGAGCGGGCGTGGTCGTCTGCCTCTTCGGCGTGGGCGTCGGAGTGGTCTTCGGCGTCGTGTACTGGCGTCGCGGCGTGTACGAATAGCCGCTGCCGTTGCTGGACTGCGAGCGTTGCTGTTGCTGCTGTTGGGCCTTCTTCTGGGCTTCGGCCTGCTCCTTCGCCTTCTTCTCGGCGTCGTCCTTGGCTCTCTTGTCGGCCTTCTCCTTGGCGACCTTCGCGACCAGCTGGCGCAGCTGCTCCCCCGCGTCGCCGGCGTCCTTCAGGTTGTCTTTGGTGACCTGGACTCCCTTCCACTCCCCCATCAGCTTTTCCATATCCTGTTTGCTGGTCGAATCCGGCGCGTCCTTCAACCCCTCCCCCTGCTGTATGAGTGACTGGAGGGTTTTGCCTGTCTCCTCGGCCTTCTTGTCCATGAGGGTTCCGTACTCGTCGTTCAGGTTCTTGTATGCCGTGTCCGCTTCACGCAGTGCCTTGCGCAGTGCGGTGGACGTCATGGGGCGTTGCTTTTTGACCGTCTGCAGGTTCTCCATCAGTTTCTTCACTGGCGGGTCGTCGTTCAATCCCATGTCCTCGATCTGCGTGATCAGGGCGGACGACTCCCCCTGCATGCGCTCCCACCTGCCCTGCAGTTGGGTGAGCTCGTTTTTCGCCTGCTGGGTTATCTCCTGCTGTCTTGCCTCCTCTTGCTTGCCTTGTACCGTGAGGTAGATCGCGTATCCGCCGCAGGCGAGCACCACCGTGAGGGCGGTGGCGATGATGGCTATGAGAACAGCCATCCCCTTTCCTTTTTTCGTGGCGTCACGTGGAGCCGTTCCCACATCGGGACGGTATGCCAGTGGGACGTTCTGACGGTCTGCCGGCATGCCGTCGCGCTGTTCCGGTATGCCCGTCCCGTCATCATCCCAGTCTCTCCAGAAGCCGTCGTCCTGCGCGCCTTCCTGGGGCTGTTCCGCCGTCATGACATTCTGCCGTTGTGCGGTTGTACCGTTCAGCCATGTTGACGTTGCACCGTCCTTCTGGCGTACCGTTTTGCCGTTGTCCTTTTGTGCCGGCAATCCGTTCTGGTACCGCATCGGATCTACGGCAACCTGTCCCGCCTGTCCGCCGTCAAACCCGTCAGACTGCATTCCATCATCACGGTACTCCGTTTCGCCGTTTCGCCATCGCGCCGTCACGCCGTTTTCCCGTTGGGTTAGAGAACCGCCGCGACGTTCGAACGTTCCTCCGCCGTCTCCACTCTGCGGGTTCTGATCCTCGTCGGCTCCTTCCCAGACATCCCACATGTCGTCATGGTCGGGGTCGTCGTGGGCGCTGGTGCCCGCCGGCGGATCGCCGTCCGGCTGCGCGGCTTCCCACGGTTCGTACGTTGCGCCGTCGGAACCGCCCGACGGCGCAACATCGCCACGTTCTTGTGTCGTAACGTCATGCCGTTGCGCCGTCATGCCGTTCTGCCGGGTTCCGCTCAGGCCGACGTCATGGTTCCGCGTCGGATCCTGGGGTTCGGCTGGCGGGGCGATGGGATCATCCCAGTCGCCCCACATGTCATCCCGGGAATCCGGGGATTGGTTCCGGTCGGATGGCTCCCGCGCTGTCATGCCGTCATCACGTGACGCCGTTTCGCCGTCGTCTTGTCGTGCCGGTATCCCTGTGCCCTTTTCAGCCGTTATGCCGTGGTCACGTCCTAACGGTTCAACGTTGGCACGTTCCGCCTGTACACCGTTGGATGTGGCGGCATCAGGGGCGTCATGCCGGGCTTCCGGCTCGTCGAGGTCGCCCCACGGATCATCCAGGTCTATTTCGGGGTATTCGACACGACCTGCGTCCGACGTTGCGTCGTGTCCACTGTCTGCCGTGTAGCCGGCAAGACGTTCCGCCGGTTCCACGGTATCCCGTCGTTCCGAGGAAACGGCATCACGTTGTTCTGGTGGCACGGCGTCATGTTGCGCCGGGGCATCGGCGGGACGTCTCACCGTAATGCCGGTGTCACGTTCAGCCGTTGAGACATCACGACGTGACACCGGTTTCCTGTGGCCACGTGTGACAGGGGAGCCGTCATGCTGTTGCGCCGTCCCGCCGGTGTGATGTCGCGACGACATGCCGACTTCCCGTCGAACCGTTTCACCATCATCCCGTGACGACGTTCCACCGGCATGACGTTCCCACGTGCCGCCGTCTCGCCGGTCTTCCGTTTCGCCGGTGTCGGGCATCAGCAGGGAATCATCCAGCTCATTGCTTCCCGTGAGCCAGTCGTCGGCCATGTTTTCGCCTCCTCCAATCAGTATGCTACATGCCCTCTTGTGCGGACAGGCGGGCGACCGTCCTCAAGGAGTCGAGGGCGCTCACATGCTTGGCATCCACACCCGCCTCTATCAGCTTGCTCGCGTGGGCCGCCGCCGCGGCGCCCTTCAATGGGGCGTCACGGTCGGCCACGTCGCGCCCGTCCTCTCCGAAACCGTCTGTCGGGAACCCGTCGCCGGGATCGTCCTTGCCCCCGTACATGCTGCCGTCGTCCGGTTTCTCCGCGACGGCCGGCACGAGGTTGAGGATGTCGTCCCATGACAGGTGGCCGGAGTTGTCGTCGCCCTGCGGCGGGCGGATCCTTTCGATCCGGGCCTTGAGGATGTCCGGGTAGGTGAGCCCCTTCTCCTTGTCCTCCTCGTACAGGCCCTTGTACACGAATGGCAGCTGGTTGGGAAGCTCGGCGACGCCACATCCGATGGCGACGCCCTCCTCCATGAGGTTGGCGGGCAGCCGCGGGCAGTCCTTGTTAGTGAACACCGCTTCGCGGATGTTGTCGGCCGCGTTTCCGGGGAGGATGGGGGACAGGTTGTTTCGGACGGACGGGTCGAGGCCGTTGGGCGCGCTGGGCGTCTGCGCGGCGTACAGGAAGAATATTCCGGAGGCGCGGGCTATCTGCGATATCTTGCGCAGGAGGATGAAGCTCTTAGCGTGGAGGGCTTTCTCGTATTTCGCGGCGATCTGGTCGGGGTTGTCCTTGTCGAGTCCGGGCAGGGTGACCGGCGAAGCCCATTGGGCGATCTCATCGCAGGCGAGAAGTATTGCATGGTTCTCATCCTTGGTCTGCTGGTCGAGCTCGAACCAGTTGCTCTTGCCCATGCGTTCGATCATCATGGCCCGCGAACTGCACAGGTTCATGATGTGCTGCAGGACGGCGCAGCAGCTTTCCTCGCTGTCGCACCCATACCCTTTGTCGATGACGTAGGATCGGCACCACTTGAAATCATTGCGTTTGAGGATGCTGTCGCATAGGGCGAGGTCGCATCCGGCAACGAGGGCCGAGTAGATGATGTTGTTGATGATGACGCTCTTGCCGTTGCCGCTCTTGCCGGCGACGATCAGTCCGGGGGACTCCTTGAAGTCGACGCACGCCCAGTCTCCCGTCTCGCGTCCCTTGTCCGGCAGTTTCATGCCGAAGTAGATGTGCCGCATGTCGGGCTTGTCCCACAGCTCCTTCGGGAGGCTGATGACCTTGGGGAACGTCGGGGGAGTGCCGGGGTAGACCATGATGACGCCGGTCTCCGGGTTGGCTTTGAAGAACCATCCCTTCTTCCCGATGGATTCGACGGCCTCCTGCATCTTCTTGTCATGCGCCGACGCCTGGTAGGTGACGACGCCCTCCTTGAGTTTGAGACGCCACCCGTTCTCCGGGGTACGGCTGATGCGCAGGTTCCACGGCTGGATCTTGAACACGTTGGCGGCGAAGATCTGTCGCGCCGCCGTGGTCTTCTCGTCGAGCTGCTGCATGAGGACGAGGCATTCCTTGCTGCTGATGCGCACGAAGTCCACAACGCTGTACCCCTCATATTTCTGCTGGTGTTCCAGATCGTCGACGAGGTGTTTCTGCGCTGCGGGGCCGGAGCATTCGCTGGCGCTGAGCTTGAGCCCTATGGTGCCGTCGTTCAGGTCGGCTGAGTCCATATCCATGGGCGCGATGATCGCGTAACGGTTGTTGGGGTCGACGCTGTAGACGCTGTATCCCTCATACTCGTGGTTCTTGGCCGCCTTCTCCTGGATGAGGACGGTGAGCTGCATCATGTCCTTCGGATTGGTCTTGTCGAATCCGTCGGGGAAGAACTTGCCGAGAGGTATTTTCCTGAGTGCCCCGCTCAACGGTCCGTCTCCTTTCCATCGATGTCGGTTCTTAGCTGCCTGACCGCTCCCGTATTGTCTTCGTATGCACCCCAGCCGAACGGGGTGCGCATGTCCGCCTCCGTGTTGACGATCATGGTGGTCGCGTGCGAATGGTTGCTTTTGCGGATCAGGGGGGTCACTGGCGCGGCTCCGAGATGGACGTGCGTGGCTTCCTCGCGAAGCCGTGCGGCCAGGTCACGTCCCATGGTGCGCCGGTTGAGCTCGCGTCCGGCGAGGACGACGGCCACGCCGGTCTGCCAGGCCTGTCCCATGATGCCGGCGAGCAGCACGCTGATGGTCTTGTATGCTCCGCATGGACGCTCGTCGCTGACTTCACCCTGGGTCATGGCGTCGAAGTCGTCGAACACAAGCAGCAGCGGCCGGCGTGCGGGCGCGTCGGTTTCCGTGGGATGCCCGGACATCCTGCGCCGCTGTTCGGCCTGCGCCCGTTCCAACAGTTCGATGATCCTCGTGCCGTCCCCGTAATCGAGGTTCATGATGGTGGGGGAGGGGAGCGGCACGCCTTTCCTTCCCAAGCGTGTGACGCTGGCGCCGGCCTGCTGGGCTTCGAGCATGATCCGGTCCGCGAACGTCGTTTTCCCGCGACCCTCATGGCCGGTGACGGTGAGTGTCGGAGAATCCTTCGTATCCCAGATGATTCGGTTGCCCCGCTGGTCGTGTCCCAGATCGATTTCCAATGCGTGTTCCTTTCCTTTGTTCACCAGTCGACCTCTTTGATGTCGTCCGGCGACTCGTCCTTGTTGTTGAGCAGGCTGTCGATCTCCTCCGCGTCGACCTGCTCGCTCTGGGTTGTCTGCGTGTTCTGGTTGTTGAGGAGGTTGGCGAGTTCGTCATCGGATAGTTCGCCGTACCGTTCGGCGGCTGCGGGCATGAACGGCGAATAGTCGATGGGATGGGGTTTCGGATGGTCTCGGAACAGTTCCGCCAGCGCGTCCTGCCCTCCCGAATACCATGTCTGGACTGCGAGGAGTTCGCCCTGCGCGGTCTCGAACATGCCTCGTCCCTGGGGTATCCGCCCGCCTTCGCCCTTCAACGACTGTCGGAGCCGGTTCGCTTCCCGCAGGTTCTGCTGGCTGATGACTCCGGCTGTGGAGTCCATGCCCAGGAGGATGCGTCCGAGCGAACGGAACAGGGCGTCGGCGTTATACGGTTTCATGTCGTCCATGGACAGTCGTTGGGCGCCGAGGATGACGCTGATACCCGCGGTTCGTCCCTGTACGACGATCTTTCCGAGCGCGCTCATGGTCCGTCGTATCGAATTGTTCGTCGCGGACACGGACGCGTTGTCGTTCGCCAATTGGATGTCACGGTTCGGGTTCTGCGTGGTCTTGCCGGCCTCCTGCAGGTAGGAGTTGAACTCGTCGAAGAACAGGTCTATCGGCCGGACGTGCTCCAGCTCTTCGGGCGAGAGCATGGAACGGTCGAGCTCGTAGATGCTCGCGGCCCCGTATTTGCTGAGCAGTCTCACCCTTTGCGCCATCTCGTCGCGTAGCCACGCGATGACCGCTTCGGTCTCGCGCATCTGCCCGAGCCCCACGAACGCCAACGCCAACGGTTTCGCCCACCGGGTGAAATCGATGCACCCCTTTGACGGGTCGATGAGGATGATGCCATGCCCCTTGAGCAATGCTTCGGCGACGATGATCTGCGCGGCGGATGATTTTCCGGTGCCCGGCTTGCCGCTGACGAGCAGATTGTACGTGTCTTTCACGTTCCAATAGACTGGGCTTCCCATATCGTCCACTCCGAAGGGGAACATGCGTGGTTCCGCCGCGCGGGCGAAATCCCAGTCTGCTTCGACCATGGTGGGGAAGGGGCTGCGCTTGGCGAGCACCATGTCGTATCGTGTCGCGCCATGCTCCTCGCCGCGGGGGAGGATGCGCCCGTACCCGTATCCTGCGGCCGTCATGAACTTTCCGATATTATGCTGCGGCTTGTCCACGTCCAGTCCGGCGGGAATGTCGAACCTGGCGAGGAGCACGTCGTGATTGCGGGGGAGGGCGCCCAGCTTGACGACCTTCGGGGTGCGTCCCGCGCTGTCGGTCACTCCCGCGTCTCCCCATGCGTCGGACAATGCCAGCTCGATCAGGAGCTTCTGCATCTGGCGTCTGCGCCAATGGGGGAGGTCTTCGACGCCGAGATGCGGATCCCTGCACAGCCACAGGCTCGCCATGTCGGCTTTCTGCCAATCCCAGTACACGTGGGTCGCACCGACCGCGGATTCCACGCGGGCCGCCTGCTTGCGCACGTCCATGACGGTGCCACCGCGATCCAAATGGAATTTGACTCGCCAGATCGCCACGTCACGCCCCTCCTGCGTGCACGAGTCGATGGTCGCGCCGGTCTTCGCGGGGAGCACGTCAAGCAGCGCCTTGAACACTATGCACTGCGCGTACTGGCGTATGTGCGGCTGTCCTCCGGTCAGGTTCTCGATGCGCGTGGGAGCCGCGCCGTCGGCGGTCAGCAGGTAGCCGGACTGGTCCTCGCCGATGACGCCCACGTATCGGGCGTCCGGAGCGAGCGTGGAGAGGTCCAGTCGCGCGTAGTCCGCCGCCGTGGACGGAGGGGTGAAACGGAGAGGCAGTATGCGCAGCGTCCAACCGCCGTCGCAGTCGAGCTCCTTTTCCCCGTCGTACAGTCCGATGGGCGCCGGGAGCTTGTTGCCGATCAGGTCGCTCCACGTGGACTGGTCGGACTGGCAGCGTCGGGAGACGCTGATGTAGTCGGCGAACGGCTTCCTCAACGTCATGCCGTCCGGCCTCCAACGGTTGCCCCTGTCGGACAGCGGGGTGTCAGGTTCGGCGACGAGGTGGAACGCAAAGGTCAGGTCGGCGAATACGGGCAGGTGCAGTGTCTGGTCGGGACCCCAGTCGCCACCGAGCCAGTCGAAGCCGATCTTGTCGATGGGGTCGCCGCCCGATGGGGGAGTGTGGATGAGCAGCAGCCATGCGGCCTTCTCCCCGTCGGCGCTCACGTCCTTCGCTTCGGTCAGCGGCGCGCGCTTGTTCCAGATGAGCGCGGTCCGCGCGTACGCGATGTCGCATACCAGGGTCGCCAGCCCCTCGCCAACGTCGCGCCTGCCGATGGAGGGGATGCTGGACTCGTCGCGGCCGAGTGCGAGACGGAAGCTGGACGGGTCGAACTGGAACGCGCCGGCCTTGCGCTGACGCGCCGCGAGCAGGCATGCGAAACTGTATCCGTCGGCCGCGGTGACCGCCTTGACTTTCTCGACGCCGGTCTTGAACACGTCGTCGACGCTGCGTTTCTGACCGTCCTGCGAGCTGATCGTGATACGGATGACGGTCAACGGGTTCTGCGGATCCCCCTTATGGTCCACTTGGGTGACGTACGCTCCCTCCCATGCTTTCCGCAGGTCACTGCCTGACGCCCACTTGTCCACGAGCTGCTGTGTGTCCACGAGATCATGCCAGTACTGTGACTGGGGTTTGCGGGCGAGCAGCCACACGATGACGAGGAACAGCATGGCCGGGAGCGCGATGACGGCCGGAAGCGACATGTGCCCGATGTCTTCGGCCAGCCCGCGCATGAAGAGGAACAGCAGGAAGGCAAGCAGAATCAGGCTCGGAGCGCAAGCCAGGATCCTTTCCGAAACGGAACCGTGTTTCAGGAATCCGGGAACGGACACGCCCTTGTACACGTGCCTGCGGTCGGCCGCACGGTCGCGCCAGCGGATGAAGCCCATCATGCATGGGAACGCGGCGAGCATGTTCACGGCCAGCACGATCATTCCGGCGGAGCCGGGTGTCGCCAGCACGCCGACTGCCCAGCCCATCCACCATGAGACGCGCCGGACTGCCAGCCAATCCTTGTTGGGGATGATCCCGGCGAGCATGTCCTTCCACCGATGGTATGCGGTCATGTCCCTGGGGTCGGGCTGGTCGGTTTTGCGTCCCGAACGCGGCTGTGGGAAACGCGCGGTCAGCCCGCCGAGAAGCATACCGATGAGAAGGAACGGCATGACCGGCAATCCCACCCACCATGCGATCGGAATGATGAGTACGGGTATGGCGAACCACGCCCCTGCCAGAATGGGTTTGGCCTGTCGTGATCGTGCCCTGCTTCGTCGTCTGTATGCCACAGCCAATACATTAGGCGACGGTTAAGGTAAAACAAAATACGTTTAAAAATGCTTTTGATCCGGGATTTGGCGGTCGGTGGGGGTTGGGGCTTGCCTTGTCGTGCCTTGTTGGCTTAGTGTTGCAGTTAGCAAAGGCAGCAAGCGTCATTGAACATGAAACGTATTGGAGGTGGTTGAGATGATGGCTTTGCTCGCAATGGTAGGTTTCACGATCCTGGTGATCATGACTGCGATCTTCCTGCTGATGTTCCTGTTCTTCGGATCCCCGGCCGGAATCAAGTTCACGGAGATCTTCAACTGGGCTACGACCAGCGGCGTCGAATCGGTGTGGAACATCGGTTTCACCGCACTGCTGCTGCTCATCCCGGTCGCGATCCAATTCGGCATCTTCATGCTGAGTCAGCTGATCAGCCGTGACTGGCTGCGTTTCCTCGCAGCGCCGGTTATCTACCTGCCGGTCGCCTGGTTCGTGTTCGACGCGACCCGACAGTACGAGTACTTCCAGCACAAGTGGATCGTCGCCGCGGCATTGCTCCTGTACGTGGTTCCCATCATCGGCTCCTGGCTGTGGATCATCAACGACTCTTACCGGCGGATCAAGGCGTCCCGCTAGTCGAGTTGGGTTTTCGCCTCGTCGATTACCTGCTGCAGTTCGTCGCCGACCTTGATGTCCTCCATGTAGTAGTATGCGCTGCGCCACTGGCTTGAGTTCGTCTTGCGTTGGGCGGCGCTCACCTTCACGCTTCCCTGAACCCATTCTCCGCTCTCGTCGCGGGTGAATCGGATGATGGCCGTTCGGGCGAGCACCTGCGTGCCGTCAGTCTTATCCAAGATCAGCTGAGGGTCGAGCTTCCTGATCACTTCAGCGGTGCGATGCGTGCTGTCAGTCGACTGGATCATATGCTTCCTTCCTTGTCGCGTAGATGAGGTTCGAACCGTGCCCGCGCATCACGCTGTCGCGCAGCGGGATGGGGCGCTTGTATCCGCCGTTGCGGATGGATGCGGCGAACTCGTATTCTTCGAACGGGAATCCATGCCCGCTGGTCACGTCGTCCAACTGCACCCACCGGTTTCCGGTGTCGGCGCAGGCTTCCGGCATGGTGTACAGGCTGTCCGTCGGGGGTTGCTTGTCGTCGCCGACGTCGTGGATGTCTCCCATGAGCCAGTCGTCGTCGGTCGTCCAGATGATGAGCCGCTGGCACATTTTGAGGTTCATGACGCTTGCCCCGTTGAATCGGGTGAGGAGGTGCCCGTCATGGTTGTGCGCGTGGCCGGCGAGCGTGTGGATGTAGTTGGCTCCGTCGCCGGGCTGCCAGTTGTAGCGTATTTCCGTCTTGTGGTCGGCGCGGACGTATTCCCGGCCGACCTGTCTTTTGATGCCGCTGAGTCGGCGGAATGCGACGCGCTGTCTGGCTGGTTTCCGTGTTTTCACGGGGTCACGTCCTTTCTTTCTTGTGCAGACATTATCAGTGTATCACGTCATGCGATTGGGTGCGATGCCAAATGTCGACTCGGAAAAGCGGAGCCCAACCGAGAACGTTGACGTCCTCCCGTGGTTGCAACCACGGGATTCCAGCATTTAGGATGCTGAGGTTCCGCACGCTCTAACGGCAGCGTCCGACCCGCGATATGCGGGGTGGACGTCTTGCGTCGTAGTGGCGTGCCCGGCTCCGTCCGAGCCGGATAGTTGCCGCCATCCCCTGTCGAGGATGTTTTTGGCGGCGTTCAAATCCGCGTTCATGCGAATGCCGCACTTTTTGCAGTGGAATTCCGCTTGGCTTTCGCGGTTGTTCCTTTCGCAGTGTCCGCATTCGCTGCACGTTTGGCTGGAAGGGTAGCCGTCCAATTGGCAGTAGATCGCGCTGATCATGAAGTCCGGGTTGGTGGTTGCGATGATGCTTCGGGTGCCCATGCTCACGCCTCCTTACGGCGAACGGGAATGCATTTCTCTTGGATGCCGCTGAGCACGATGGCCGCAAGCGTGCAATCCTCGTCACAGGTCAATGCCTGCAATGCGATGATTGCGGCGTTCGAGGCACCGGCCAGCCATAACACGTATGCGATGACGGCGAGCGGCTGGGCGCCGAACTGTTCGGGGGCGGCGGCCATGTCGGAAAGCATGTCGAGGGCCGTGTCGAACCGGCCGTTTAACCACGGGGTCTTGCCGTCGGCCGCGTTGTCGAGTGACATTGCGAGCAGCGCGCTCATACGGGCCTTGTTCTCCTTGTCTTTCGGGTACGCCGCGAGTCCGATCATGTCGGCCGTGCTGATCGTGGAGTCGATGATGCTGGCGATCATCGCGTCGCGGACGTGAAGGTTGTCGCGCATGAGTGCGGTGAGACGGCGCTTGGTCTCGTCGCTGGTTCTGTCGGTTTCGCTGTCGAGGCTGTACATCCACGCATCGAACAGTGGCTTGCACCATCGTTCGGTCGCGGATTCAGTGCCGTGCTCTTTGGTGTCCTGCCTGTACTGGTCGGCGGTGCGCTGGTATTCGTCTGTCTTGCTCATTTTTCCTCGCTCGCTCTTTTGTGTGGACATTTTCAGTATATCACGTGGGGCGTTGTTGTCAACCAACCCGCAAACCCGCATAGAATCAGAACCACCCCCCGACAGTAAGGAAAAACCATGGACAGGAAAAAGGCAATCGCCGCCATCCTCGCGATCATCCTCCTCGTCGCCGGCGTCATCGCATGGTCGACATGGCGCAAGCAGGTCACCCGACAGCAACAGGAGGAAACCCGATCCGCCATCGCACGGCAACACCGCAACAACGCCAAACCTAAACCCGCCATCACCAGCCAGCAGGCGGCGGAATACAAGCAGACCGCCATCCAGTTCGAGAAGGCAAGCCGCGAATGGGGCATCGACCCGCAGACGGCCGTCAGCGACACGAACGCCGGACAGGACACCAGCACGGTGCTCAACCGGCTACGCACCCCCGCGACAATGAACCCGGCCACACTCGACACGGTGTCATCCATCAAACGCGACAAGGACACGGGCCCCGGCGCGCCAAGCCCATACTGCGACGGCACTCAGCCGACCGTATGCGCCATGACCCCCACCATGCTCGACTACTGGAGGAACCAGGCATGGATCCTCGGAGCCCGCATGGACGGCACACCCGACACGACAGTCAACGACGACGGAACCATCGACATCAAAGGGCGCATGAAAGTCGTCATCTGGGGAGACACGCAGGACGCACCCGCCTATCAGAGCGACGACGGCACATGGTGGAACTTCACGCCGGTCACCGGCTACGTCAGCTACGCGGACACGCTCACCATCGGCGCGGACGGCCGGGTGAGCCGTCGCGTGGAGAACCTGGACACCGACTTCATCATCGACCCATGGTACGAGACATGGGACTCGAACCCCATGGGAAGCACCTCACGCCTGACGGGGCGAGCACAGGCGAGTATCCCCTTGAAGGGCGGCGTGCCGTCACTGGGCATGAACCATGATCCGAACGTGGGGGTCGTCAAAAACCTCAACGTCATGCAGGGCGGACAGTGGGCGAGGATATTCTCTGAACACTCCGAAAGGATGCAGCAGAGCGAAGGCGACAACAGCTACTAGCCGGGGATGCCCGACGGAAGTCAGCCTTCCGAGCCGCTGGCCTCCTTCTGGATATTGGCCCAATGCTTGTTGCGGAAGAAGTACACGTTGCCAGACTCCATCTGGTCCTTGGTGCGCCACCGGTCGCCCTCATAGCTGTTCCAGCAGCCGTCGCCATCCCAGCCGAAGCAGGGCGGCACGTTGTTCACGTTCCCCTCGCTCATGCGCACCTTGTAGCCGGACGGGTCGGACTTGACCTCCTCGATGATGACGATGTGGTTCGTCCACCCGGCGGCCATGTCGCCGGGATGCGGTGTCCGGTCGACGGTCCAGTCCGGGTCGTCCATGAGGTTGATGGGTATGTCCTTCGCCCTGGTGTGCATGCGGATGTTGGGCACGTCCCAGTTGGTGAGCGTGCTGCCTTTCTTCGTCCAGTCCAGCCCGTAGATCATGACGGCGCGGGTCATCGCGTACCAGGTGCATTGGTAGCCGTTGTCGTGCACGGTCTCATACCAGTGGTAGCCGCCGTAGTCGTGGGGGTTGCACACCTTCATCGCCTCGCACATCCAGTCGAAGTTGCCTCGTTTGGCGGGCGCGTCGCCGATCTTGCCGTACACGGCGCCACTGTCGTCGGTTCCGCATGACGCCTGCTGCACGCTTCCGTCGCCGCTCTCGCCGTCCCAGGTGGTGCCGTCGTTGTTGGAGCCGTCCTGGAAGTTCTTCAGATGCGTGTTGTCCTTGGTCTTGTCGGGAAAGGTGATGTCCTTGAGTCCCTTGTCGTACCAGTATTGTGCGCTTCCTGTGCGTTTCTCCTCGGCCCATTCGCTTGGGCCGGGTCCTTCGAAGCCGAACAGCCATGCCATCGCCGCGGTCTTCGGGTCGCCGGTGGTCTGCCATGCGCGGAACAGGCGGGTTCCGGCCTTCGCGTTCGGAGCCTTGTATCCGAGGCTCTGATAGTTGGAGAGACGTCCGGCCCCGTCCATCCACCGTGATGTGTTGGAGGGGACGGCGACGAGTTGCGCGAGGACCTTCACCTGCCCGTCGAGGTCGCTTATCTTCGTGTCCTTCAGTCCTATGGAGTCCATTTCGGTGCGCAGCTTCGATCCCGGATTCCATTGAGCGATGCCGTATGCGCCGGAGGCCGGGTTCTTCGCCGTGGGCAGGAACTGGCTTTCCTGTTCGAGGTTGCCGAGGATGCCGGCCACGCCGGCCTTGGACACGCCCGCGTCGGCGAGGTCCTTCGCTATCTTCAGCGCGTTGTCGCTGGGTTTCGACGGCTCGGTGTACCCGTCGCCCTCGGTCTCGTCCGTGTCGCTCACGCAGCTTGCGCTTGAAGCTTCGGCGTCACCGCCTTTCTGCGTGGAGATGGTGGTCATCATGCCGCTGATGGCCGCGCTGATGCCGAGTACCGTCATCACCTGGAACAGGACGGTCGAGATCATGGCTACGGCGGCGATCTTGAGCCCGATGTTCGATTTGCCCACGGGGGAGGCTCCTTCTCAGCGTTCGAGGAACGGCTTGAACTGGCGGTCGATGAACACGTTGTATTCTCCCTCCATGATCTCGGCGGCTTTCTTGCCGTCCTCGATGATCGCGTTCGGGATTCTGGTCTCGCCCCATGTGCTGAACAGGAGTTCCAGAGGCCGGGTCTCCTCCTTGGGATGCTGCATGGCGAATCCCAGCAGCCGAGCCTGGTTCAGGGTCATTAACGGTTTCACCGTGTCATGGGCCCAGCTGGCGGCCGCCTCCCACACGTCGGGGTCGATGTCGACCGGGTCGGTGACCTCATAGGCGAGCAGGTCGCCGTCATCCTCCCGCATGACGCCCGTGGCCGTGTATGCGGCCACCATCGTGAGGGCGAACTCGTTCGGATCGGTGTCCACGTCCGGCTCATGCCCTTGGGGCACGTGCAGCAGCGGGTATCCAAGCACGGTCTCGTTCGGGAACCGTTCGTCGCCTTTCAGGATGAGGAAGGGGAGGCTGATGGCGGGCGTGAACAGTACGCGGTCGTCCGGACTGCCTCCCGGCACCTCGATCAGGCTTGAGGCCGCGTCGCGGATGCGCTGCAGGTAGACGCTGGGGCGTTCCGCCAGCAGGGGGAGCGGGCTTGCGAATCCCTTGAATAGCAGCGGCTGCTGATGTCCTTCCGATTCGTTATTGTTGCCCGTCTCCCGGTCGTCGCCGGTTTGGTTTCCGGTCAGGGGCGTGCCGAACATGTCCGTGTAACTCATGCTGCTGTCTCCATTCTGATTGTCTGGTTCTCCTTGGCTTTTTCGCGGGCGATCTTGTCGGTCGCGGTGGTGGATATCTCCTTGAGAAGGTCGGGCGGTATGACTATTTCGACCGGTACGGGCTGTTTGGATCCGTCGATGAAATAGGCGACGGCGCCGCGGACGGTCTTGCCGTTCTTCTTGACGAGTCGTCTCAGGCTCGCCCACTGCGGTTCCTTGTTGTCCTTCGTGTCGTCCAACGCCATGCGGCGGCGCATCTGTCCGCTGGAGTCCTCGACGTGGAGGAACCGTTCCGCGGCCTTGGCGAGGCTCACGTTGCCGTCCACTTCGGGCGGGTCGTCGAGCGAGAGGATGAATCCGCGGCTGACGCCGCCGTTCATGCCCGCGTCGATGAACTCCTGCGTTTTCTGGCTGGCGAACACCGGGGTGAAACGGCGGGATCGTGCCGTTCGCATCCATTCCTCGACGGTGCAGCTCGCGCCCTTGCCCTTGCCTCCAAGCACCCATGCCTCGTCGACGCCGACCATGCCGTCCCTGCCGGCTATGGAGGCGCCGGCACCCAGCACGATCATGCGCAGCATCCACTGTTGGAGGCGTCCGGTGGCCGTGTTCTCCGAACCGGCTTCGGGGATGAGCGAACGGTTGCCGGCGTTGATCAGCGTGAGGTTCTGGCTGGTGCGCAGGGGGTCGATGTCGTCGCTCATGCCGAAGATCAGGCGCATGGGCTGGAAACTCTTCAACGCTATGCGGATCTGACGGTACACGTCGAGACAGTTGTCGGGAAGGTTCAGCGCGTCGATGTCCCCGCCGCCCTTCATGGTCTGGGCGTAATCGTGCGCGGCCTTGGCTATGGCGGTGCCGGTGACTTTCGCCCCGTGCTGGATGCCGTAGGTCAGCATGGCGGCGATGGCGATCTCAAGCGAGGCGTCATCACTGTTCGGGTGCAGGATGTCGGACAGCATGATGGCGGACAGCTCCTTCGCCCGGTCCGCGTTGTCCATGACCATGAACGGGTCGAACATGCCGTCCGACAGATCGGAATCGACGCGGATGACCTGGCCTCCCGCGGCTCGTATGGCGTCCTCGAAGTCGTCTCCCGACTTGGGGTTGATGAGGATGCATGGGGTGAACCCGCCCTCGCGGGACCTGATTCTGGACCATTGGATGAACAGGCTCACCAGCAGCATGCTCTTGCCGGAGCCCGTACGTCCGGCGATGACGATGCCGGGCGCGCGATCCTGATCCTGTACGGTCGTTGTTCCCACATAGACCGGCTGACGGTTCGCCTCGGTCATCCCGACCAATGCACCCCAGTCGTCGCCGGCGCGCGCGAAACTGCTCGCCCCGGCGCCGGTGATGCAGGTCGCCGACCAGTGCATCTCATAGGGGGTCATGCGGATCGGGGAGCATGCCTGCATGCTTTTGAACGCCATCAGCTGCTCGTTCGCGGTCGTCAGGTTCGTGAACTCCAGGCGGGGGATGCGGGACAGGGAGTCGACCGCCATCTGCGAGTTGCCTGCGACACAGGCGGCCACGCTCAGGTCGAGGATGGTCGGGGGCATGTCGGGGGACTCGTAGATCGACTTCTTGTAGTCGAGGAGACGCTGTATCTCCTTCATGTCTCCCGTGGCCTCATGGTTCTTCTCGTACCGGTCCTTGATGGCCTCGTCGATGGTGCGGCTGTTGCGGCGGATTTGGTCGGCGGTCACCTTCGACGGTTCGACCCTTCCGCGGATGCTCACGCCGACCGCGTTCGCCCCTCCCGCGTTGCCCACTTCGAGGAGCTGGGCGAGCCACAGGTTGGAGGGGTCGGAGATCGCGGACTGGGTGAACTCGCTGGACCGGGCGAAGCACACGCTGGCCGGATACTCGTTGGGGATGTTCCAGTCGGCGCAGTCGACCTCCTGGTCGTAGAGCTTTTTCGCGTTGCGGCACACGTCTGCGTCGGGGAAGAAATGCAGGTGGTCGTTCTCGGCGATGATGGGCAGTGCGCTGGCGTTCGCGCGGCTGACCCACCATGTCTCCATCATGCTCACGAGCCGTTCCCGTTCCTGGCTTTCCATGACGCTGAACGGTTCGAGGCCGGCGTTGAGCATGATCCTTTCGATGATGTGCGCGTCGGGCAAGTATTCCTCGAACATGGGGCACCCGTTGGCGATGCTGTAGCTCATGCGGTCAAGCGACTTCATGCCCCGCTGCATGAGTGTTTCGCCGCGCGGAGGTCTGCCCGATCCGGCCAGGTTGAGGGGAACGCCGATGACGGCGAACTGCTTGCGGGTTTTCATGCCGCGGTAATAATAGTTCTGGTATTCGCCCAATGGCTCGTCCCTCATCAGGGATGGGGCCGCGTAGGGTACGGGCATGCTGCCTGCGAGCAAGTGAAACTCCCGGTATTCGCTTTTGAGCAGACTGCGGTATCGCATTCCGGCGACGGTGACCTGCGCGGCGAGCCCGTCAAAGAACGCCATGATCTGGTCCGCGACCTCGCGGCGCTTGCTGTCGTTGGCGCCGTCGATCAGCGCGGCGCTCCACGGGATGTTCGCCCAGAGCCACACCGTCCTGTCGGGTGTGGCCGCGCGCAGGAGCCCGTATTCGCTGGCCGGGCTGATGAAGCTCTCTGGACGATAGATACTGCCTTTTGACATATTCCCTACTCTAGGCGAGTTGTCTGTATCGTCCAAATATGTTTGTCAGGCGTTGAATCGCAAGGATTCCCAGGATTCATCCCACGAGATACACTGTGAAGCTCCGCGCAGAATCCGGCCTTGTCAGGAGTTTCGGGCGACCGTGTTGGCCTGGGTCATGGACATGGCCTCGTCGATTTTCCGCTCCAGTTCCGGCGTCAGCATGAGATCGTCCGCGTAATGGAACGCCTTGCGCCACAGGGTGCTGTCCCTGGAGCGCCGCAAGGCCACGGACCCCTTGTACGATTGGAGGCGGAAACCACGCCCCCCATCGTCGGCGTACAGGCGCAAAGCCCTCACCAGGACGGGAGTCCCGTCATTCAGGGTGGACTCCAAGGGCGGGTCCAGTTTTATGATGATGTCGGCGGTGACCGCCCTCAGTTCCGTCATGATTCCACCCGCTTCCTCGTGATGAACATGCAGCTGGTTCGTGATCCGGCGATCACCTCGTCCAATGGTCTCGGATCATCGTCCCATTCCTGCGTGCACAGGATGTAGTCCCTCAACGGGAACCCGACGCCGGTCGTTATCTGGTCGACCTCGACCCACCGGGTCGCCTTCCGGTCCAGTATCCCCCTGGGCGTGGTGTATCCGGCGGAGGACACCATGCCGCGCCGGTAATGGTCGCCGATGGCGTGAATCCGGCCTTGGAGGTATGCGCGTTTCTCGTCGTCGACGTAGAGCGTGAACCTTCCGCTGAACCGCATGCTTTCGAGGCTGGCTATCCAGTTGAACGGGATGAGAGCTCGGCCGCCGTTCTTCTCCGCGTGCTCGCGGATGATGTCGATGATCGTCCGGGATGTGCGGAGGTTGTAGATGACCCTCGTGTCCTCGCTCAGTTTGACCGTCTTGACGCCGACCGAGGTCTTCTCGCTCATGCGCAAGAGTATCGTCCGTCGGCTTATGAGGCTTTCGTACATCAGTCGGCTCCTTCCTTGGGGATGATCCTGGCGACCGGGATCCGGCCGTTCCGGTAATTGACTTCGCTTAGAGGCTTCTTCTCGGCCTCCGTGACGTACGTGTAGTCTGCCGGGGCGAGTCCTTTGAACTGGCGTACGTTGTCGAGCGCGAACCAGAATCTTCCCGGCATCACGTTCCAGGGTTTCGGCCGTCGATAGGATTCGTCGTCCCATTCCTCCGGGTCGTAGTATTTGCCCGATGCGGCCACGTCGCCGATGAGCATGAGATCGGTCTTCAACGCCCACAATATGATGTGGTCGATGTCCTTCAGCGATGAGGAGTTCTGCATGCTGTACACCCACAGGACGCGGCCGCCGTGGTGGGCGGCGAAGTCGAGGTGTTCGGCGATGACGGCCTTGGGCGGAAAGTAGGGCGCGAACTGCTTGCCGCCGTGGTGCGAGTATCCGATGCGGGTGAGCACCGTGGTCCCGCTGATTGTCTCATGTCCGTTCATGGCTTCATCCTATCATGTGCAGACTTTTTCAGTATCGCACGTCGGAGTGGCGGAAAGCCGCCGCCAATACAGGAACGACGGAATCGGCGCGCGATCCCCGCAGCCAAGAAGACGGTGCACAACACCAGTCTGACCCGTCCCGGCGAAGCCAGAAGAACAACGAAGACGACGCCCGCGACGGCGTACAGGACGCCCGAGCACACCATCGCGGCGAACATGCTCCACGCCTCCCTCGTCTCCCGTTTCCGGGCACGCGCGGCGGCCCGACCGTCAGCATTCATCGCTATCACGTCCTTTCCAGGACGGGTTCTTCTGCCGTTCGCACTCCTCCTTGAGGAACGGATAGGTCTTCGCGATCTCGTCCAACACCATGACCTTCAGCCCGGTCTTCCCCTCGTCGGGAACACACAGGAGCAGCCGGTCGTAGTTGGTCAGCATGTGACGCACGTAGTTGACCGTCCAGCGCTGCTTCGTCCGGCTGTCGGCGCGCTCCTCGCGGCAGTCCGCTACGCTCCGGTTCTTCTGCCGAAGGCTCATGTGCTGGAGCGCGGCCATCTTCCTCAACTGGGTTTCAGGTACGAGCCGGATGCGTATGCGGTCGCGCACCGGTCGTCCGGGCTGGTCAATGCTTGTTTGCCCTGTCATGATGTCCTGCCTTTTTGCCCGACGCCGGCGCGTACCCGTTGAACGAGCATTGGGTGCGGTCCGCGACGTCCAGGGCGAACGGGTCCGTCAGGGGGAGTGGCGTCCACTGTTCGTCCCCCACTGTTTTCACGACGACGTTCAATGGCATCCAATGACCGGTCTTGGGATTGGTGGCTCCCGTGATCGTGGTTTCGACCACGATGGCCGGCTTCCCGTTGATGGTGATGACGGGGCGGAGTCGTTCGCCGGGGTATTGGATGGTGGCGTACTCGGCGACGGGCTTGCCCGTATCGTGTTCTTCCGTCAATGTTCAGGCCCCTTTCCGAAGGTCTCTTTCTTCATGGCCTCGTACACCTGCTGTTCCTGTATTGCGTCGGACAGTGCTCGGTGGGCCTCGTTGTCCGCGATCCCGTAGTAGACGATCAGGTCGGTGACGCGATGGCGCAGTCTCATGGGGTGCAGGCATCTCGCCATTTCCAGCGTGTCCGTCCAGGGATGGTCGAATGTGGTGCCGGCCAGCGAGGCCATCATGTCGAGGAAGCCGATGTCGAACGGCGCGTTGTGGGCCATGACCACGGTTCCGGTGTGCAGCCACCGGTCGAACATGCGGGTCGTCTGGATGACGTCTGGCTGGCCGATGAGCATACGGTTGGTGATGCCGGTCAGCTGCGTGACTTCCCATGGGATTATCGCGCCGGGGTTGATGAGTGTTTCGAACGTGTCGGCGCGGTGTCCGTTGGTGACGCGGACGGCGCCTATCTCGATGGGCATCGCGCCCGTCTCGACGTCGAGTCCGGTCGTTTCCAGGTCGACGACGACGTAATCGGACAGCGGGGCTCGCATGGGATCCAGTCTGCGTGGGTCCCGGTATGCGTGTCGTGTCCTTTCCGGCATGGCTGTCTCCTATCGGCCGGTCGCGCTGGTGTTGTCGCGCGTGCTGTCGCCTGCTTCGAGAATGTGCCGGATGATGTTTACCGCGGTGTCCTGGTCCCAGTCCTGTCCGGCGTATTTGTTGAGGGTCGCGGCCATTGATTCCAGTTCCTTGGGGGTGCGCTGGCGTTTCGCGCCGGCGGCGTAGTTGCGGCGTTGCATGAGTGCGACCTGTTCCCGGTCGAGGAGTGGCATGATGGCGCCTTGGTCGACCGGGTAGCGTTCTTCGAGTTCGTCGGTGAGTATGCTCATTGTCTTCCTTTCTGGATGCGAATACTCTTTTGTGTGGACGTCAACAGTATATCACGTCAGGAGGGTCTTCGAAGGCGGGGACGATCAGCACGACACCACGTAGTCGGGATGCCGCACGCAGTAGTCGCGCACGGACGTCAACCACAGGATCGCCGCAGCCACCGTGGCATGAGAAGTTTCATACCGGTCCACGAGCATGCCGCGGTCCGCGCGCCGGATGGCGGCAAGCGCCTCGGTGATGCGACGCGCAGCCTCGCCTCCGGTCAGACCGTTCAGATCATGCCGTGGGCTGACATGGTAGGCGGCGTACAAGCCGCTCAAGGCGGTAGAAGTCGTGTAGCGCCTGCCTTTCGACTCGCCCCACTCGAAATCGCCTTCACGCCCGCACACATCATAGAGGCAGTCCGCGGGGATGTCCCGGCGGGCGACATACAGGTCACCGCTCACTCCGACTCCTCCTCCGCCCTTTGGATACGTTCCCCGATCCACCGCATGACCGGTACGGCCATGCTGTTGCCCAACGCCTTGTACCGTTTCGAGTCCGGCGCGGGCTTGCCCCGATACGGCACATCCGTATACCCGTCAGGGAAGCCCTGCAGCCGTTCGCACTCCACCGGGGTCAGACGGCGCACCGTCAGGCCGGCCGTCTCGTCGTCATCCATGCCGTCTCCTTTCGGGGGGGGGTGATAGGCACCTGCATGTTGCCCGTGGTGAGCGTCGCGCTCATGTCCGTCTGAACAGCGCGCCTTTCCCGGCGCCTTCCGGCTTGCCGCAACGCACCTGCAGGGTTACGGGAGGCTCAGGATTCACTGCCGTCCCTTCCGACGGATATATGTACGGGTTGGCCTTGAATGCATGGGCGGTCAATGTGCCCGCGCAATCCTCGTCAGCAGCGGAGTTCACGGCCATGTCCATACGGCACACGTACGTCTGGTTCTTGCCCTGACGGGTGGCCAGGGCGCCGCTGACCGGCGTCTCACGGATCTCGTTCCTCTGGTTCTGGGCGAACGGGAGCACGGCGGGCGCATGATCGGTTTTCAGCGTGGGCGACGTGTCTTCGGATATGGCGAGGCTCCCTGCATGGCCGCTTACGCCTGTGTTCGTGTTGAACGCCACGGCCATACTGTTGTTCGTGTCCAACGTGTCGGCGACCTGACCGTCCTTGACCGGACTGCCGTTGCTGTTCGTGTTCGCGGTCTGCACCGTCAGCACCGCCTGCTGGTTCTGGCCGCTGCCGCCTCGCGCCGCCAAGGTGGGGCTCACGCCATCGGCGGAGTAGACCCGCCGGGCTTGGTTCTCCCCTCTGATGTGGTTTCCTCCAACGCCCTGATCTGCATCTCCAACGCCGCCGCGAGCCGCTTGGGCAAGGGCTTTCCTCTTCTCCCTGCCCGACGTAAAATCCCACGACAGGCCCTGCTCGTCAAAAAGTACTTCCGCGGCACGCTGGTCTCCAAGATGTCCGACAAGAAACAGACGTTCGCGCCGCTGGGGTACGTCGAAGAACTCCGCATCCAATACTCGCCATGCCAGACCGTACCCGAGCGCATCCATTTCGGACAGGAGCTGCCTGTAAGCCCCCCCCCGCTCGCTTGAGAGCGCTCCCGGCACGTTCTCCCAGACAAACCAAGCCGGACGGAGTTCACGTACCGCTCGAATGTACTCGAACATGAGTCCGGATGCTCCGGCGAGTCCTTCTCGTTTTCCGGCGATGCTGAAGGACTGACATGGAGATCCCCCAACAACAATGTCTGCTGTTCCCACATAAGGAGTCCAATCCACTTTTGTGATGTCCCCGAGATTCGGGACGTTCGGATAATGGTGTTTCAGCACGGCGCTGGGGAAGGGGTCGATTTCGCAGAACGCTATCGGCTCCCATCCGAGTGGCCGCCACGCGACGGTCGCGGCTTCGATGCCGCTGAACAGGCTGACGTATTTGAGTTTGCGCATGTCAGCTGTGGCGGGGTGCGTTGGATTCCTGTGTAGTCGTGGTGATGAATGACCCATCCCATGGTGTCATCGGCGGGGCTCCTCTCGTGGATTCGCGTACAGTTTTTGCGTGGACTGTTACAGTGTATCACGTGAGAGGTCGGATGGGGCGTTAAGGTCAGAATCGTTGCGGGTCGAATGTCTTGCATCCGGTGCGGTTCTCCCCGTTGGCCTCCACCACTCCGGTCGCCGTAGAGCGTCAGGCTGTTGCCGTCCACGGTTTAATCTTTGATGTTTAGGCATGCTTGACAGTAGGCCATGCCGTCCTCGTCGCATTGGATGCAGTCTGGGCAGAGCGTTGCGGAACAGCAATCGCATTCACTCAGGCATTCGCCGCAAAGCGGACGATGGCAGTTGGAGCATTCACATATGCAGTCGTCGCAGATGTGCCGCCCGCACTCTGCGCATTGGTGTGATGCGTTAACGGTCGTTTCGTCCATGTGGTCGATGCTTTCACATTCCATGATAAGGTTGCCTTTCTGTCAGTTGTTGTCGCCGCTCGTCTTCACGATCCGCGATGCTCATTTCGCGTCCTCGCTTTGATTAGGCACCTCGGACGACATGGAGCGGCAGTGGTCGGCGATCTTGCCGTATGCGTTGACTTGTCCAATCACGGCACCGTATGCGTCCATTTCATTCTGCAACAGGAGAGCGTATGCAAGCCGCCGACCTTCAGTCTCAAGCTGTTCGCACCAGTCGATAACCTCTTGAAGTGCTTTGTCTTTTTCGGTCACGTTCGTAGCCATATCAGTCCTTCTTTGCCATTCGCTCGTAAATATCACTGCTTTGCGTCGCTGGAATGTCGTTTTGCAGGAGATTGGCGAGTACATCTCGCCCGGTCTTGGTCAGTGACTTGGCTTGACCCATGATGAGTCTGATGTTCCTTAAATCATGCGCTTTGGCGCAGTTGTCGCTCAGTTCATCGGATTGTTCGTCGGTGAGACCGAGCAAGTATTGGCTGAGCAATTGCCAGTCCTGCTCTTTGTCAGAGTATGCGATCCATGACGGCTTGTTTTCGAGCCAGGCGTTGAGAATATCTTCCCATTCGTCGCTGTCGGCGTCCCAATATCCTAATTCGTTGGATTGGGTGAGGCATCCGGTCTTGTTGGTCTTGCCGGATTCGTCAATGTATTCGAGGATGAGGGATTCGGCGGCGATTTTGTTGGTGTAAATGTCACGCCATTTCTTGGTGGTCAGGTTCGTAATGGTCTTAATCATTGCCACGTTCCTTTCTCATTGGTGTCATGGTTAACGGACGGCCTTCCAGAAGGAGTCCGAATCGAACGGCTGGCCGACCCATACGGTCCAGCCGCTTTTGACTTGTCCGGTCGAATAGTGCTCTCGTCGGGTGATGGGGAGCGATCGAAGCCACTTGTTGCCGCACAGGTTGTTGACGGTCGGATGGAATCCGAGCGTCTGCGGGTACCGGTCGACCCCGTCCTTCTCGTGGAAGAGGATGTCGAGGACGGTGGTGGGTTTGCACCGGTCCATGAGGTCGCCGAGTGTCTTGATGTTGCTTGCGGTCAAAATTGGTCTCCTTTGTCAGGGCAGCAGCGGGTAGGGTTTGTAGCGGTCGTCCCCCGTCAGCTTGTCGTGGATGACGTACTGGTCGCATGGTTCCCATCTGCCTTCGGTGTCGTTGAGATGGTAGACGCCGTGGGTCTGGCGTCCGTCTTTGATGTACCATCCGTGGGGGCAGGTGTTCAGTATGTCGTGCCGGGTGGGCATGGATACGTAGTCGTCGAGGCTGGCTGGGTCGCCTTCGGGGAGCAGCACGAGTCCGCCGATTCCCTGTTGGACGTCGGCGAGGCGTTGTTCGTATGCGGCTTGTTCGCGTGCCTCTTCGTCTTCGTGGATGCTGATCTGGTATTCGAGTGTGGAGAATCCCGTATAGCTCATTGTGCTCCCTGCATTTTCTGTGTGGACAATAACAGTGTATCACGTCAGTGTGTTTGCCGCAGAAAAAGAAAAACCGGACGGCCCACTTGTCCACACGGGCCGTCCGGCGAAGGAGAAACCATGTTCCGTGAAAACCGGGGCGGAAGCCCCGGACGGAATCCTTCCTCAAACGGGGGTCATCCATGCCGTCACTTGGAAGCCTGTGACGGCATGGAATCGCCTCAACACCCACACTAGGGCATGACGCACGCCCAACCCCGTAAAAACCGCATCTTTCTTAGGAAACTCTCAGGGAGCGGCGCATTGGGAAAGATACGAGACCGTCTCCGACTTCTCCCACGAGCTCATCGACAGGCCGTACTTGTGCTTGATGTACACGCGCTTCGCCATGTACTCGCACCGGTACGACCGGTTGTCCGGCAGCCAGACGCTCGGCGTTCCCGCCGACCAGTGCAACTGCTTCGGCGCGCCCTTCCCGTACAGGTTGACGCCCATGCTCTTCGTGTTGTTCGCGGCCCCCTGCGAGGCGAGCAGCACCTCCGGGTCGTTCGCATACGTGACGCGATCGGCCTTGCGGGACTCCTTCCACAAGCCCGACGCCCAAGCGTCGTTCAACGCGACCACATGGTCAATCTGTACCGCGGTCGAATCACCCGACACCTTGCGTGTCTTCCCGCTGACCTTCTGGTACACGTCGCGGCGGAACTCGATGGACTTGCCCGTATACGGGTCGTTCAGCGTGCCCGACAGGACACGGCACTGGGAGTCCATGTCCACGCCGGTCATGTCGCGTTTGAGGATCATGTCGCGCGTGCTCCCCGACCCGCATAGCCTGTCGCTGTTCGCCCACCCGCCGAACTCGCCGGCACGGTCATACCCCTTCACGTGCGGCGTGTCCGTCGGCATGGCCTTCGCCGCGGACAACGCCTCGCCGACGCTCATGGGGCTGGATGCGCCGGCCGGCAGCTTCCCCTCCGCGGACACTCCATCAGACGCGCTACCCCCGTTCCCGTCCGATTGGGACGACCCCTTGTCCGGGGCCGTGGGTTTCGGGAGGTTCAGGCCGAGACCGTTCTTGTACTGCGAGTCGGCGCCGGGGAATAGCTGGCTCACATTCGTGATGACGGGCAGGTGCATGCCCTCCGCGAACGTGGCGTACACGCCGGAGTTGACCACGCCGACCACCACCGCGACGATCATTGCCGTGCCGGACAGCACGCCGGCGACGGTCATGCCTGTTTTCCTTCGAGCCATGACCGTCTCCTATAGGAACGAGTTGACGACGTTGATGAGCACGGCGATGGCGAACACGATCACTATCGCCGCGCCTATGAGCTCGCTGTTGCTGCTGATGAAATCCGACCAGGGGTCCTGGTCGTCCTTGTTTGCCATGATGGCACCTTTCTATTCGCCTTGTATCGACGTGGCATCCTCGCCGGACGGCGTGGAGCCCGTGTCGCCGCCAGTCCCGGAGGCGGGAGGCACGGTCGCCGAGTCACCCGTCATGCCGGACGTGGAATCGGTTCCCGTGTCCGACTCGTCGGACGAGTCCCCGCTGGATGAGATGAGAGACTTGTCCACCGCGTTCGCGTACGGGGACAGTGTGGACAGGCTTCCGTCCGCACCCCAGTCGACGATCTTCGCGCTGCCCAACGTGGGGTTCTTTACGAGCACGGTGACGCTGGTCTTCACGCTGCGCGAATTGTTCACGTCATCGGAGACTGACGGCTGGGACGGGTCGGACGTGCCGTCCGACTTGACCGTTATCGGATACGGGTCGAACGTGATGGATATGCTCGCGCACCCCCACGCCGGGTTCTGCTCCTTGTTCTTCTTGTCGGTCGGCTGCCCGTCCTTCGTGCACGCGACCATCCAGTTGACCGTCGTGTTCTTCGCGACCCCGATGTTCGCCGGCTGGTACATGTGCGAGGCGTCCGGGTCTCCGACGAGCACGGTGAACGCCGCGCTGTCCTTGCCCGCATACGCCTTCGCCCAGGCGGCCGCCACGTTCGTGAAGCTCTGCGGCTGGTCGACCTGCTGGTAGCCGGTCGGCTGGAACGACTGGTTCGTGTTCGTGGTGACCTGCTGCGGGAGTATCGTCGGCTCGCCGACCGCGGTGGCGACTCCTCCGGTGATGGCGACGAGCTGTGTCACGTCCCTCGTCTCCCCGTCCGCGAGGTCGGTGAACGACATACGGTGGCTCCAGTATTCGGTCGTCTGGCCGTCGCCGGTGGACAGGGCGCTCGTGTCCGATTTCTCGCCGACCTTCGTCGCGTCATCCCACCACAGGTTCGAGATCCCCGCACGGAATCCGCTCTGGTCTCCGGTGAGCCATGAGTTGACCGCCTGCAGTGCGGCCTGGCGTCCGGGCTTGTCCGCGTTCAGCTCACGGTATTTCGATCCGAGCGTCTGCCCCATTTCCGTGACGATGTTGACCATGCGCACGGAGATGACGGGAGAGACCAGTCCGACGATGACGAACAGGATGATGATGAGCTTCCATTTGCGTGCTTTCCGCCAGGTCGCCTTGACCGCATCCCATTCGACGCGGTTCTTCCGCTCCTTCTGGTCGAAGTCCAACGGGGACTGTCTGATGGTGGGTTTCCGGGCTTTCCTCATGCACCGCTCCTAAAGATGTGTGAACATTTACACTGTATCACGTAGGGCATGGCAGCATGAATCAGTTACGGAAAAGGCCGGACGCTCGGTCCGGCCTTTTCGGGTCACTCCTCCTCGTACTTCTCCCGCAGCCCCATGATCTCCTCGACGTGCCCCTGCTGGAACACGTAGTCGAACGCCATGTTCAGCAACGCGACCTGCGTGATGTCGAACTCCACGGCGGCGGTCCGCCATGCCTTCCAGTTCTCGTATGTCACCTTCGAGCCGAGCTGTTTCGGGGGGCGACCGCCGTTGCCGTTGGTGGCCGTCGGCTTTGGCGCCTGAGCCGCCCGTATGCTCCCGGACTGGTTCGCCGCCGACGGGATGGCCGCGGCGGCAGGTTCCCCCTGGGGCGGAGCGGCGAACATGCCGACCGATTTCTCCAGCGCACCCATCGTCCTCTGCCGTTTGATGTTCTTTACCACGGTCACCGTCTCCTGTCCTGCTCCACGAACTCGATGAGCTCATGTGCGACGCTCGAATAGTCCTCCATGTCAAGCTGACTGGTGCCGGCCATTCCCTTGACCGCTTCACGATCCCTGATGACCGTCTCGAACCGCGTGACCTCCAGCCCGTCCAGTTGCTCCTTCGTCTCGTTGGTGAGCCGCGTGTTCAGCTTCGCCCTGGTGACGAGCACGATTGCCGTCCTGCTGTCCGAAGACACCGCACGGTAGGTCTCCGCCGCCAGGCGCAGATCCATCATCGAAGGCTGTGTGGGGATGATGATGACATCCGCCGCGTTGAACGCGAGCTGGATGACCCCGGTATCGGAGGGCGGCGTGTCTATAATCACCCACGTGTCCGGGTATTGGCGTTGGATGAGTTCCCTGTTCAAGGTCACCTGGTTGACGGGGCTGACGGGGAACTCCAGACTGTCGCTGTTGTCCATCGCGGTCATGGCCCATTTCGTCGCGCCGCCCGTGTTGTCGGCGTCGAGTACGACCGCGCGTCTTCCCCATCGTGTGAGCAGGCCCGCGAGCTGCATCGCGGTCGTCGTCTTGGCGACACCGCCTTTCGCGCATCCCACGGCGATGATGATGGTCATTGTCGGTTCTCCTTGCGGCCGGGCGTGTGGATGCCGCTGCCGCCGTTACATCATACCATTGCAACGGGGGCACGGCACGCCGTTGGAACCTCATCCCGTCATGTTTGCGACGCCGTTCCAACGGTCTGACGGCACAACGGCGTACCGATGTCAAGCGTGTGTGGATTCGGATGGATCGCGCCGCGAGCCTCACCCGGCTTAACCGGGGAAGAAGACCGACTGGACGTCTTACCGGCGTGACACCCAGCCAGGAAACCAGCGGAACGTCACAACGTCGACACCGCTCGCCGTCAACACGGCACGCCGTCGGAACGTCCGGCAGGAACTCAGCCGGCCGTGTATAGGAGACGTTCGAAGAACGCCTTGAACATCATACCGATATCAGGCAACTGCATGGCGATGGAACGAATCCACTCCCTCACGGGAATGCCGAACCCCTCCATCACGCCACTGACGATCCACACGAAAAACAGGATCGCGGTGATCGTGCCGAGAACACTCAGCAGCCTGCTCGCCCGACCCATGACCCTCATGGCGAGGCTCCCCCCGCCGATGAGGATCAGGAGGAGCGTGAGAATCGCGCCGGTCGGCGTGAACACCCATGCGAGGAACACGCTGAAGAAATCGGCGGCACCCTGCCCGGCGATCTGCGCCGTCTGGTTGGTGGTGGATTCCATGGTGCCTCCTTAGATGCTCGTGCCGTCGGATTGGGTGGGAGTGTCGATGACCTCGGTCACGGTTCCGTCCATCACATTGATCGGGGTCGTCGGCGTGGAATCCGCCGCACCGTTCCGAGGCTCGTGTTCCATCGCGTAACGGCGTTCCGCGAGATCGCGCAGGCGCCCGCTCACCATGTCGCCCTGCAAGGCGTCCTCGGCCTCCTCGCGGGTCATGTGCTGGTTGTTCATGTAATCGTCCATGAGACCGTTGCGCGCGTAGCTCATCGCGGACTCGCCGTCCGCGGTGAGGTTGCCGGCCTCGTCGCGCATGCCGTCCGTGTACGGCTTGTCCTCCGTCTGGAACGGGTTGCCGTCGCGGAGCGCCTGCCCGTTGGGGGAATACGCGGTCGGGTCGGGCGGATCCATGTGAGGACTTCCCGGCGCGGACCCGAATCCGGGTTCGTGCCCGCGCCTCTTGGAGTCAAGATCGGCCATGCCCTTGCGGATGCCGCTCTTCGACTTGTTCAACGCCCACTTCGCGCCATTGCCCGCAGTGTTCAGTCCGACACGGGCGCCATGCCACACGTCACGGCTGGCGGCGAGCTTGCCCATCGCCATCAGGCCGAGCGGCGCGGTGATCGGGTTGGAGAACGCCAACGCTCCGGCTCCCGCCACCGCAGCGACCTTGGCGGTACGTTTGGCGACGTCGCGCAACGGCTTCGAACGCAACGCGGCGCCGGCGAACCTGACGGCGGCGTTCGCGCCGGCGACCACGCCGAGACTGGCGTCCCCGGCACGACTCAGCTTGTCGCGTACGGAGGCGTATCTGACGGCGCCATCCGCGCTCCCGTTCGGATGCATCTGCCAATACTGGTGGATGCGTCCGTTCATGTCCTTCCGGCTTCCGGGTCGCATGGCGGCCGTGAAGGACTTCCCGGCCTTGCCGGCCCTCCGCTCGGCGCTGCGCGCCGCGTAGGCGAGGCTTCCACGGACCGTGCCCGCCCCATGCTGCGACCATTGTTCGCTCAATGGGGACACCTTCCGGCCGTCCTTGTACGTCGTACGGTTCGACGGGGTTCGGCGCGCGCTCTGCGACTGGGCGTCGGCCTGGGCTTCGGACACGCCGTCAAGGATCCGCTGCCCGTCGGTCGCCCCGTAGACGCCGCCGCCCGCGTGACGGCTGGACCTGCGTCCCGCGGCATGGCTGCCGCGTCCGAACGGCATTCCGCCTCCGAACATGGCGCGCGCGTACATCATCTGCTGGCCGATGCTTCTGAGACCCTTGCCGACGCCTCCGGCGAGTGCTCCGCCTCCGGCGACGTCCATCATCGCCCTGATGCTGAACGGGTTGCCGCATTTGACGACCTTGCTGCAGAACATGCCGATGGTGATCATGGCTAGGATCGGGCTGGTGCAGGCGATGAGGTTGTACACAAACGTGCTGGTCATGCCGCTGCAGAACGTGAGCGCCAACTGGCATATGAATGTGGCGATGGTTCCGATGACCGCGTACAATGCTCCGGTCATGCTCAGGTTGCAGGTGAGTTTGACCCAGTTGCCGAGTACTTTCTTGGGTTTTTCGCCGATGGGTACGGCTCGGATGAGGAATGCGACGGCGAGGAACAGGACCATCATGAGCAGCATGAGCTTGCTCATGATGAGGATGATGCTGAACAGTCCCCAGACTATGCAGTTGACGATGCCGCCGATCATGGAGCCGAATGCGCCGAGTGTGTCGGGGCTGGCGTTGCCGTACATGTAGTCGAGGGTGCTTTTCGCGGCGCTGTCGTCGGTGGTCGGATTGTTGAGCCCTGTCGCGTTGACCTCTCTCCACGTGGCTCCGAGGTTGGGGATGTCGAAACGCCATCCGAGGGTTGCCGCATCGCCGATGTTCGTGTCGGACTGATCGTTGAGCTTGTCGAACCCGTCCAGGGTGCGGTGGAATACGCCGCCGTTGGAGTCGGCGCTGTCGAGAATCACCTTGCACACGACGCCGGTCGCTTTCACGCGGGCGGCGTCGTCGCCGTCGGAGGTGCTGAGAAGTGTCTTACTGCCGTCCGAGGGGAACGTGTCGTCGGTGCTGTACGCGGATCGTGCGGCGCGGACGGCCTTGCCGCCATTGCTTATGCGCCCGGTCTTCTTGTCTCCGAGGTTGTTGATGATCTTTCCCCAGCCGTCACGCGCCTTGGGCGTGCCCTTGCTATTGGTCGTGCACGTCTCCCAAAACACGCCGGCGCGGCTTTCGCGAACGGTGTCGTCACGGTCGTCCTGCTGCTTGCTGTCGTCCACGAGACTGTTGTACGTGCTGATCCAACCCATGTGCGTGAAGATCCACCGCGCGGTGTTATCGTCGATGCTGCTGCCCATGGCCGCATTGGTCAGGTCCTTCTGCACGGTCGGATCGGTGTTGGCCTGAAGGTCGATGACATGACAGTACGCCTGCTGCGCGTTCGCCGCCTGCTTGTCGGTGACGCTTCCCGCGGCGGTCGGATTGTTCCACTGCATCGTCACCCAGTTGCGCAGGGCGGTCTCCTCCCACAGGCGGTTGACGGCGCTCGTGACGGCGCTGCTGTCCGCATTGCCCTTCGCCGTGGTGTTGTCGTTGTACTGCTGGTGCATCTGATACAGGTAGTCCTGGCAGTTCGCGTCGTTCCCGTTGCCACGGTTGTCGTAGGCCATCATGTTCTCGTTGCCGTCATTGAGCCCGTCGAGGTTCAGGCCGACGGTCATCGTATTGATCGCGTTGTTGAGGGTCTTCACGACCCACCATGGGCTTCCGGCCGCGGGTTCCGTGGCATCCTCGCCCGTCTTGGCGGCGCCATTGCCCATGACGATGAGCGCGGACAGGCACAGGACCGCGGCGAGGAGCCTCTTGCTGGCCTCCTTGGTGGTGCCGATCTCGAAGCCGGCCGCGAGGATCCATCCGACGATGGCGAGGACGACCAGGACGGCGGGGATGCTTCCCGCGAGGATGTTGCTGATGAGACGGGAGGTGGCGGCGTCAAGCTGGGCGCCGGCCTTGTCGAGCGGGTTGAAGCTGGCGGCGAACTGGCTGAACGCGAGGGCGCTTGACCAGCAGACCTGCGTGATCATCATCAGCATGCGCGGGAGCATGAGCCTGATGGTCGTGCCGACATAGGCGGCGGCATTCGCCAACGGGCCGAGTAGCCCGCCCGACGGTTCGGTGCGCGTCGTGAGTATGCCGACGAATCCGCCCCACCGGCCTGACGGCAGGCAGGTGCTGAAATCGTATTCGTTGGTGCCCGATCCGACGGTCACGCAGCCGGACACGCCGTTCTCGGTGATGCCGGCGTTCATGTTGGATCCGGCAAATGCGCTGGCGGGCATGCACACCAGCGTCACCGTCAACACCAGCAGCAGCATCAGAAGCAGGTTGCGGCGCAGAACCGCGCGCATCGGATTCGCGTGTCTCACAGGATCCTCATTTCCTCAAGATCGGTGATGTTCTCAGGGTGCGTGGAGTTCGGGTAGAACACCTCGCCTTCGATGTTGCGGCTCTGCAACTTCTGCAGGAGCCGCTTCCAGCGGACCTGCTGCGTGCGGTCGCGCATGCGGCCGACGAGGAGGAACGGGCTGACCCCGGCGCCGACGAGGATGAACACCGCGCCAATCGTGTAGCCGACGAACGGGCCGACCACCAGGCAGACCACGAGTCCCGCGATGGCGCCGCCGAGCACGGCGAACACGGTACGGCTGCGCGCCTCCGTGTTCTTCGTGATCATGTACGTGTTGCGTTTCTCGATCTCTTCCGTGCTGGACACCATGGTGATGTCGTCCATGGTGTCGCGCGGATGGGGTATCCGCGTCCCGTTCTCCTCCATGCCGGCCTCCGGTCAGACGCCCAGGTAGTCGGAGGTCTGCTGTCCGCCGGCGTTGACGAACCAGTCGATGATCTTGAGCAGGCCGGGGATGGTGACCAATGGTCCGGCGAGCACGAAGATGATGAGCAGCAGGACGATGATGCGTCCGAGGCTGGGGCAGAACACCTGCGACAGCTTGTTGGGTCGGCCGATGAGCTTGAAGATGCCGCCGCCGATGATGCCGAGCGCGATGAGGACCGCGGCCGCGGCGGCCAGTTTGGTGATGACCTGCCCGGCGGTGCTGTTCAGGATGCCGTCGAACATGGCATGGTAGCTGCCGACGAGATCGGTGGATGCGGCCAAGGTGATGGTGGTATTCATTGGGTTTCCTTACGGTTTTTTCTCCGAGGAACCCTCCTGCGGGTCAAAAGTATAGCCGCAAAACATTATTAACCATCGTTTTTTACGTCTTTCGCGACGTTTTTCCTGATGGCGTCGCGGAAGACGCCGTTTCACGCGCGGTCGAAGTTCTCGACGTTCACGATGAACGCCGGCTGCAACTGCTCCTTCGCCCTCGTGCGCACCGCCGCCGCATACAACGGGAGGTTCTGCACCGCCGCCGCATCCCAGCCGTCCAACCCGTCCCGGCCCGTGAGCCTCTGGGCGGTGCGCGCCGCCATGTCCGGATCGGTGTTGTCGAAGCTGATGAACGTGCTGTAGCCCATGACCGACGTGAGCAGCAGAGGGGGAAGCTGCGTCGGATACTGGGTCGCGAACACGTTGATCCAGCCGAACGAACGCCCCTGGTCCTTCATCTCACGCAGTATCGTGTCGTCCGCGTTGGCGAGAAGGCTCAGCTCGTCGCACACGAACATGGTGTGCCGCCCCGCGTCCTTCCAATCCTGACAGTCTCTTTTCGCGGTGGCCCACAGACGGCGCATCATCCACTTGCCGATCTTCCTGTTCATGCCGTCGGGCAGCTGGCAGAGCGTGCCGTCCGGCCGGCGACGGTCGGAAAGCACGAAATGGTAGTCGCCCGGACGGGAGAGGACCTGCTCCCATGTGATTCGGGCCCGACGCGACGTGAACATGTGCTCGCAGCCGAGAAACTGGTCGACCTTGTTCAGGCTCGCGTTCGTCTTCTGGAGGATCTGCTGGTTGGTGAGCCTGTTGCGCCCCTGCTCGTCGGGTCGCCCGTAAAGCTGTTCGGCGGCCTTCGCGGCCAGGATCATGTCGGGGTCCTGCGTCTCCAACGCCAACGCGCCGCACACCTTGCCCAGGGCGCGCATGCTTCCGGCCTGCCCGTCGCTGCCGCCCAACGCCATGACGCACCATCCGATAGGGGACGCCTGGTCGCGTGCCTGTGCGGCTCCGGGACAGGCGGGTTCGAGCTGATGGATGCGGCTTATCACGTCACTTGGCCCGTCGCCAGGATTCCCGTTCCGTTCGATGTGGCGTTGTACGGCGATGGCGATGGTCATGCCCGTGGTGATGACCCGCAGCGAATCGTTGAGGATGTCGCCGGGCTCGAACGCGAACTGCATGCCGGTCGCGATATCCGCGGCGGTCTGCCTCGCGTCACGACCGTCGAGCATGCCGAGCAGGTCCGGGCATGGGGACGCGGGGTCGGCGATGTACGAGACCCTGCCCCGGCGCAGGTTGTTGCGTCCTCGGAACCGGTTCATGGCGGAGACCCCGCTGTCGTCCTTCATCTCGAAGTCGATGATGCGCGAGTCTGGCCCCCAGTCCATGCGCGATGTGTCGTCACGGTGCAGGTCGGCCCACTGCATGATGCCGTGCGCGAGGACGCTCTTGCCTCGTCCCGCGGCGCCGAAGATGGCTATGCCGCCGAACAGCTCCCCCGCGGGAATGCAACAGTCGCGTCCGGTCTGGTCCTTTCCCAGGTAGAGGCCGTCGTGGCTCAAGATCTCCGGCACCGGGTGGAGGTCCTGTTTCATGGCGCCGGACGACCCGACCGGCGTGTACAGGCCGACCACGGTCAACGGCGCGAGGATGATCGTGGACCGTTGCGGCCCGTACCCGGTGGCGAAGATGCGCGGATCCCTGTTGCCGAGCTTCGTCTCCGCGTCCGCGTCCGTCGCCTTGCGTTTGCGTCGCAGCCAATAATAGCGGCGGGGATACTGCATGATGTCATCCCAAAGGGTCCGCGTCCGCCATCGCGCCGCGCACACGACCGTCAGCAACATGGGCGCGGGAAGAACCCACCAGGGTACGGGCAGCAGCATGAGCGCCACATACGCGGCCGCCATCAGACAGCACCCGTAATAGTGCGGCGGGATCCGGTAGAACAGCGAGGCGGAGCCGCCATCCTTTACGATCCGCCTCGCACGGGCCTGCAACAGCATTCCCAGAAGCGCGGGAACAACCACGAACGCCGCCACCACACCCTCCATGACGAGGAACATGCGCATGTTTACCGGGGAGATGACGCACAGGGGGATCATGGCGAGCGACAGTCCCGCCGACAGCGCGAGCAACCCGAAACGGGGCATGCTCCGGTGACTGCTCATGTTCGACAGCAGCGGGAACATCGTCTGGCCCACACGCTCGGTCAGGCTCCTCGCCTGCGCGTCGTCAGCGCAGCCCACCGACACGCGGGCGCACATCGTGTTCGCGGACACGAGCTCGTTGCCGTCCTCGACGGTGGCGTGCTCGTCGGCCACCCAGTTCCGGATGCGGGACTGTTCGAAATAGCCTTGCGGGCGGATCGTCACGCTCACGTAACTGTCAGGCGGCATGGCAGCCTCGATGCTTTTCCTCATGCCGGACACGTCGGTGCGCATCTTCTCCATCGTGCTCTTGGAGTTCAGTCGGGCGCGCCACGGGATGATCGGGTGTCGCACAGCCCGGATGGTGTCCGGCAGCTCCGGTTCGGCGTCGCCTTCCAATGGCGTCGCGGAGAATCCCGCGAGCGTCCCGGCGCGCTCCAGCTCCCGCGTCGCCCCGTACACGTATTCGCGGACCGGCTCGCTGCCGCGCCTGACCAGCAGCATCGTGGTTCCCGCAAGGTTCTCCGGCACGCTTTCGCCGATGGCCCTCAGCTCGTCCGGATCTACCTGCTGCAATGTGCGGTGAAGCTCATGCCATGTTTCCACCATCGTCTCCTTTGTCTCCGTCCCGCCCGTACAGCATCGCGTACGGGAATCCGTCGGGCGGCTCGAACCTGACCAGATCCTCGCGCAGTAGCAGGAGGAACAGCCACGTGCTCATGCGCACGCTCTCCTCCCGCCCCGCCAACGCCCATCCAAGCGAAGCGACGCCATCGGTGACGTTCGACTTGTCGCCTATGGTCTCCCGCATGCGCCTCACGGTTTTCAGGGCCTTGTACCGTCCGACATGGAACATCGCCACGTCCAACTGCCAGAGGTGTATCTTCGCCAGCGCCGGATTGTGACGCATGTTGGCGATCAGGAACCTGAGTACCAGCTGGCGCTGCCCGTTGGCGCACATGTCGCTCACGCGCTGGAGCGCCCGGTTGCGGTCGCGTTCGGCCTCGCGTTTCGCCTCGCGCACCTGGGAAGTGGATTCATGCGACGCCATCGGCTCCCCCTTTCGCGAATCCGAAGAACCCGCCACGGTACTTGTCCGGCATGCTCCAACTGGAGGCGTCCCACCCGAAGTTCCGGTAGATCCCATCGCGCATGAGACGCCAGCCCCATTCGTCCACCGACTCCAACGGGAGAGGAGTGGGAGTAATACCCCGCCATCGTTCGTCGAACATGCTGCGCCGCACGCCCATCATGTCCGTGTACGTGCCGAACAGTCCGGTCGGCTCCCCGTGGTCGAACCACTCGTCCCATGTCGCGTATCCCATGCGCTGCGCGACGCTCGGATCGCCGACCGTCATCTCGGTCATCTCGCGCGCATGCTCGAAGAGTGGCTTGAACTGCGAATACCCCTGGTTGGTCGCGCGCCGGACGAACAGCCATATGCACATCAGCCCGCGCCGGCTCATGGGCGAATAGGCGAGGAGCTTCGCCCAGTTCTGTATCTTCGGCTGGATGGTGTGGGTGCTTGTCTGCAGTTCGATGCCGGCCATCACGTTGTTGGACAGCAGGGTCACCACGTCGGTGCTGCTGACCTTGTTCAGCCCGACCGTGGCGACGGCGTTCGCGTCGATGCGGCGGAACGCGCCCCACCCGTCACCGCCGGCGAACCTCACGCGGTCGTCATGCACGAGGCTCACGCCCACATGCGACGCATACGTGTTGTGCCGCGCGTGCACGCGCATGGACCGGAGCAGCGTCCCGCCGCTGAGCAGCTGCTTCGTCATCTGGCTGCGGTCGATCAGGTTGATCGCGTCACGGACAAGCGACGAGTCGTTGCCGATGGTCAGCCACGTGTCGGGCCGCCGCGCATGCTCGAAATACTCCCTCGTGTCGAAGCCGACGCTGATCGCGCCGATACGGCACAACGCGCCGTACAGGTTCGGCTCGTCACGGTCGAACTCCGGCACCGGGCCGGCGGCGAGCCCGTCCGCCAACTGTCCGGTCGTGCACACGCGCCAGGAGAACAAGGCGCCGATGATGTTCATCACCGCCTGCGGATTGTTCCTGACCATCGTCTCCGCGAAGAGACGGTTGGCGACGAACCACTGCTGGTCGCGGGCGAACACTCCGGGCGACTGCATGGAGTTCGCGTAGCCGCCCTTGATCCAGTTCACGTCGCTGCCGTTGAGCCAAAGCTCCGGGCTGTCGGGATCGAACATCACCGGTGGAACCATCCTTTCCTCTTGGTCTGCTGGGGCAGGAAACGTTCCGGGTTGAAACCACGGTCGGGCAATGCCCATGCGAGCACCTGCTCGCGCACGTAGTCGAGGTTCGGGTCGGTCCAGTTGCTTCTCCCCGCGGCTATGAGGTTCCCGGTTTCGATGGTCTGGTATTCGGTTCCGAGGAACGTACCGTACCCCTCGTAGCGCAGCGGACGGTAGTCGGTCAGGCCGGCGGGCACGGTGTCCTTGATGCCGATGCATTCGACCGGCATGCGCATCGACGCGAACGCGGACAGCAGGTTCATCGAGTCGCCCTGCGTCTGCACGCCGGCCTTGACGATGATCAGGCACGTCTCGCCGGATTGCAGGTACGGGACGAGCAGTCCGCCCGCCACGTCCTCACGGTTCGTGAGGTCGTCGGCGCTGACGCGATCCAGGTCGAGCACGACGAAATCCCACTGCTTCCTCGCCTCCTCGATGTACTTCCGGTAGGTCTGCCATCCGACCGGGGATCCGGACGGCGGCGCGAACGCGATGTCGTATGCGACTCCGTAATCACGGCCCGGATTGGCCGCGGACCTTATGTCCATTCCCGGCCGCCAGTCCGCCAGCGTGTTCGCGTCATGCGTGCGCCGCGGGTCGAAGAAGGAGCGTTGCGACGACTGGAGCATGTTCCCGTCGACCAGCAGGGTACGTACGCCGATCTCGGACGCGCGTTCGGCGAGACGCCGGCATGACACGGTTTTCCCGACGCCGCCCGTGTTGGACGTGACAGGCAGGAGAGGTGCGGTCATCCGGGTCCGGTTGAGCAGCAGGTCACCTACTATGCGCTTGTCCACGACACGCAGTTTCCAAAAGTTACCTACGAATCCGGTGACGCTCTGGCTGATGAGCGCTGACGGTAGGGGCTGCGTGCCGACGGGCGTCTGGCCCTGCTCGCACCAGTAGACCGTCCACCCGGCCCGTGCGACGGGAAGCCAGTTGCCTGGCTGGTTGGTGAGCACGTAGCCCCGTCGGTCTTCAGGCACCGGATGCCGCGTGAGGAAGCTCGCGGTTGAGCCGAAATCCGCTCCGGCCGGGATCATCCACCGCTTTGGGGGCACGTGCCCGGCGAGGGTCTGGAGCAGCTTGCTATCGCCGTAGATCAGTGCGATCACGATTCGCGTCCTCCTTGGGGCTTTGAAAACGCCTGTTATTGGAGGCTGGTCCAATAATCGACGGTTTTCGGGAAACAGGCTGGATTAGTGATTATTGATTTGTTTTCGTTTTCTATTATGATGATACCCATTTATTATGATTGTTGCGTATTTTTTTATGGTTCTGACTGTTTGTCCGTATGTTGCGTTGCGTCGTGTTCTGTTTCTGCGTTTGCGCGTGGCTGCCTGTTTTCTGGCGGGGTGTGTGTTCGATGCCGATTGTTTCGGCGATCATGGTTTTCTTGTTCCGGTGTTTTCTGCTTCTTCCTTGTTTTCCTTCGTTCTTCTTGGCTCTTCTTGTTCTTTCTTTTCTTCCGTTCTTTCTGCGCCTCTCTTTTTCTTCCGTCGTGTCCGTCCGATGTCTTCTCTTTTCCCGCTCGTGTCCCGCTGTCGCTTCTGACCGACAGGGCGGCGCGGCGGCGGCTCGTCATTCGTGTTTTACCGGGGACATCGCGTATGCTATCAATTGTCGGTTATCATCAATGTCTCTATGAAAGAAGGATATATGACTGACTTCACCCCGTGGTTCAATGCGAACCGCAAGGAAGATACCGTCAACACGGAGGCCGTGGCGGATGAACCCGCGTCTCCCGTCGTCGAAAACTCCGCCGTGGGCGACGAGCAGACAGCCGTCGAAGAGGATACGGTGACGGAACCCGCCGACGGCGACGCGCAGCCGTCCAACGCGCCCAAGGGCAAACGCAAGGCCGCCGCGCGGAAGAAGGCGGCGGCGTTCCCGCACGTGGACGCCGCGGTGGCCTCCAAGATCCGTGACATGTTCGACGCCTTGGAGGACGAGAAGGTTCTCGCCGCCGCCAAGGTGCTGTGCGACACGAACAAGAGCGACCCGTCCGCACTGATCGACCTGCTCACGGACACGAAGACCCGCCGTACGGTCGTCGAGTTCTCCAAGTTCGCGGACAAGCTGCGGGGCTCCGAGACGGATGACCGGAAGATGCTCGTGGTCTTCGCCATCATGAACGACAAGAACCTTCCCCGCGTGCTCTTCGGCGTGCTGAACGCCTTGGCTCCGAGCAACGGGTTCGGCCGCCCGTCGAACGATCCGATGAAGGACGCGGCCTCCATCGCCGACCATTGGGGCGACGGCGTCGACCTGTCTTCGCTGGACGTGTTGAAGGTCTGAGACAACGAAAGAGGGGGTCTCCCACCCGATTCAATCGGGAAAGGAGACCCCCTCTTTCGTTGCGCGGGGGCGGTCAGACGGATGCCAGCCTCACGTCTCCGTCGGCCTCGCCGTCCCTTGGACTGATTCGCACGCTCTTGTTCTCATACGCGAACGTCCATTGGCTCTGATTCTCATTGAGCCTCGACGTGATGTCCAGGATGGCCTGCGGGGCGACGGTCGAATGGGCGAGGTTGGGCAGGAGACGGCCGAGGTCGGCGTGCCGTATGATGAGGTTCTTGCCGTCCGGCGCGTACAGTACGGCGAAGATGAAAAGGTCGAAGGCGACGCCGCCCATGCCGTTGAGCATGGCGAGATCGTCCAGCTGCACCCGCCGCACGTTTCTCTTCATCAGCCTGACGAAATCCCGGTCGAAGACGATGACCCAGCCGAGCAGTCCGCGTGACGCCGGGATGGACGAGGCGATCGGTTTGACGGTTCTGCCGTTCCGGTCCTCGAACTCGGCCGTGGCGTATGCGAGAAGCGTGCGTCGGGTCTGTTTGATGCCTCCACCGTTGTTGTACATGCCGGTGCGCTTGCACAGGCGGAGGAAATCCTTCCCTAGGGTGAGTGTGAGGGTTTCCGGATCATAGTCGGGCGACTTCCGGTTGACGAGCGTGGTGAACACGATGCTCATGCGTCTCGCGAACAGTCCGACGAGCCCGGACGGTTTCCCCCCGCCCCGGTACGGGGCGTTGATCGGATACGTGTCGGCCGTGACATAGCATGTTTCCGGCCTCTCGTCATGGACGACGAGACGGTGTGCTGCTGCCGTCATGATGCCCTCCGTGGGATGGCCCGCTCTGCGGGCTGGTTGTCTCCTTGTCGTGTGCGAGGGGCTGGCGGTGTGGTCGTCATCCCCTCAATTGCTGTCCAGTATAGCCTTTCGCTGCCTACGTTTCTTTCTGTCCTTGTTATAGGCGGCGAGCGTCGCGTGGTGAGCGTACCCCGCGCTTTGATGCTGCTTTATGTAGGCGCGGCACTCAGGGTCGGATAACACGAGGCGGTGCCAGGGGATGTCCTTCACCGTCTGCTCCTTCTCTTGTTCTGTGCCGACTGCCACCGTTCTGGATGTTCCAGATCGGGGAACATGACCGGCATCTCGTCGGCCGCCTGACGTATCCACCCGTTTTCGCACAGCTTGTGCAGGCGCACCAGCGGGCCGGTGGACGATGGGGCGATTTTCCGTCCGATGACGGCGTCGACCGCCTCGACCGCCTTCCGTGACGCTTCGTCGGGCTCCAGTGCGCGGCGCACGAGGTCAGTTTCTTGTGGAGCTGGACGAGCCTTACCATGTCTTTCTTCAGTGGATGGTATGTCGTCGCCATGTCACCTCGCCCCCGGCAGTTGGGACTCCCAGACCTCCCGGTCGAGTTGGATCATCATCGGGCTCTCGCCCTGCATCCGGGCGCTGATGCCGCGCAGAGCGAGGTCGGGGTTGACCCGTTTCGTGGGCGTGGGCAATGCGTTGAGGGAACGGTCGTAGCTGTTCCAGCGGAGCACGTCGCGGTCGGCCTCGAAAGCCCCGATCCACAACGTGAGATTGTTGACCATGCGGAGGGCGTTTTCTTTCGAGACTTCTCCTCCGGGGTGGATTTCGACGGTGTTCCCGTTGTCGGCCTTCCGCTCGTATGGGGGGACGATGCCGGTCGCGTACGCTTTTTTGTATGCGTCGCAGAAGTGGTTGAGCGCATCGATGTGCTCCTGGTTGTCGGCGATGGCGTCCTGCAGTTGCGCGTATCTGGTTTCGTCCGTTGTCGCGGGCTTGATGAGGTTCGTTTCGGCGGTCATGGTGTCGGTGTTGTTTTCCTTTGTCATGGGGGGGCGGTTCTTTTCAGTGGAGGATGAGGGCGATGTTGTGGAGGATGAGTGCGGCGACTCCGGATCCCATGCCGATGACGATGGTGAGGACGGCGAGGTTCGCCATCAGGGTTCGCGTCTTTGCGATGGTTCCGGTCCGTGCCGCGAGCAGTGTGGCCGCCGCGACGATCGCACATGCGGGCGCGACGACGAGTGATGCGACGAATGCCTCGCCGAGGCATTGGGCGAGGGCGTCTATGAGGGTTGTCATGGTGTGGGTCCTTCTTGTGTTTCCCTTCCTGGGGATCTCGTTCTGTGTGGACTGTTACAGTGTATCACGTCAGTGGTCGCCACGCCACGTGATATACTGTGAGAGTCTACACAAAAGGGATGTATGAAACAGCCAGACAACACAAGACAGAAACCACCCGAACACCTGCCCATAATCCTGTTCGCCGACTGGCTCGTCAACGGCCAGACCGGCCTGAGCAGCATGAGCATCGTCAGCCACGTGACCGGCAACCCATGCCACGGATTTTTCAATGGGATGCCCAACGACTTCGTCCCGTACGACTACGGCGACTTCGACCGGTGCGTGCGGCTCATCAAGGCCGTGCCCCTCGTACGCCCGCACCTGCATGTCATGCGCGACGTATCGGACGAATGGAAACGGATCATAGACAGATTCGACGAACTCGAAACCGCGTACAAGGACACGGACGGGGAGGACGCGGACAGCCGCCGGCGCTTCAGCACTCTGCTCTCATCCATCAGGCACCCAGACAATGAAGGAACGAAATGACGGCCAGCACGGAAGTCACCAGCCGGATAGAGACCATTACCGGGATGTGCGCACTGGCCGAGGCGATGGCCGCGCGAAGCGGGGACGAAGGCATCCGACGACTCGCGGAAGGACTGCGTTCGACACTCGACATGGCATGCGTCAGAAACGAAGGAGAACAGGCATGAGCGACATATTCGACCAGGGGAACCAACCTCACAAGGAGCAGGCCGAGAGAACCGTGCTGGGATGCATGCTCGTCGGCCGGCGCGCATTGGACGACGGTCTCCGTCTTCTGGCGGAAACCGACTTTTACTCGCCCGTCAACCAGATCATCTTCAATCAGATCAGAAGCACGTCCGACGAGGTAAGCGCCGTCACTCCGGAACTGTTGGCCGGCGAGCTCGACAAGCACGGCAATCTGGAGAAAGTGGGCGGCTCTGATTATCTCGCCGAACTGGTCGCGGCCGCGCCGGCGCCCGCGTCGCTCCCCTATTACGCGCAGGCCGTGAAGGACGCGGCACGCCAGCGAAAGCTGATCCAGGTCGGCACGAGGATAGCCCAGCTCGGCCATTCCAGCGACGTCGGCAACGTTTCCGACGCGATCAGCCTAGCCCTGAACGAGGCGTTCACCCTGGGTGACGAGCGAACCACCCACGACTATGTGGACGCCCATACGGCGGATGAGGAACTGCTCCGGCACATCGACAACATCCAGCAGGGCGTCATCCCAGACGGGGTGCCGACCGGTTTCCGCGACATCGACGAAGTGACCCGCGGCCTCCAACCGGGGCAGATGGTGGTCGTAGCCGGACGTCCCGCCATGGGCAAGTCCACGCTCGGCATGGACTTCGCCCGCTCCGCCGCATTGCACCATGACATGTGCACCGTCGTATTCAGCTTGGAGATGAGCCGCATGGAGCTCATGCAGCGCATCAACTCCGCCGAAACCGACATCCCGCTCAGCGCGTTCCGCAACGCGGACAAGATCACCCAGGAGCGTTGGGACACGCTCAACGTCATGTGGTCCAAGCTGGAGGACAAGCCCCTGTACATCGACGACAGCCCCGGCCTGAACATCACCGACATACGCGCCAAATGCCGTCGCCTGAAGCAGTCCGACGACCTGAAACTCGTCGTCATCGACTACCTGCAGCTCATGTCGTCCGGCAGGCCGACCAACAACCGGCAGCAGGAGGTCAGCGAGTATTCGCGTCAGATGAAGCTGCTCGCCAAGGAGCTGGGAGTGCCGGTGGTCGTGCTCTCCCAGTTGAACAGGAACGTGGAGATGCGCAACGACAAGAAACCCCAGTTGTCCGATCTGCGTGAATCCGGTTCCATCGAGCAGGACGCCGACGTGGTGTTCCTCGTCCATCGCCCGGACGTGTACGACCGTGAGGACAGGCCCGGAGAGGCCGACGTCATCATGGCGAAGCATCGCAACGGGCCGACCGACACGTTCACCCTGGCGTTCCTCGGCGCGTTCTCGAAGTTCAAGGACATGCCCCAGGGTTATGGGGAAGGAGGCGAGATCTGATGTTGGGGACACTTGCCGCAATGGCGATAGCCGTGACGTTGACCGCCTTCGTGTTCATGCTCCTTTTCATCCTCGGATGGCTCGCCTGCAAGTCGCATGATGTGAAAAGCGACGAGGAGCGGGCGTACGAGGACGCTGCGCAGGAACAGTCGATCAGGGAGTGGAAGGAACGCGGGGAACGCCGCCGCAACCAGTGAAACACGCAAGCCGACGTGATATGCTGTAGAAGTCCACGCAAGGTGACACGGAGCGGCCGCGCCGCCTTGCGTGACCGGGCGAAAGGCGGCGGACTTTGACAGACCCACGAAAAAGCGCCATTGCAAAACGACGCAGAAGACGCCCCAGCGGCGAGTTCGACAACGAGGACAAGGCCAACGCGACGCCAACCGGGGACATGATCCGCGACAACACGTCCACCGTCGAGGCAGCGCCGCCGGTCGAGCTCGCGGCCAGCCTCGACCCCTACGAGGCGCGCAAGATCGAGTTCGACCGCCCCGACGGGACCCGCGTCGAAGGATACGCGATCGACGACGGGCGCATCGACGGAAGCACGCTGCCTGACGGATGGCACAAGTACTCCATGATGGAGGACGACGACACCGGCGCCGTCAGCATCGTCCCGCAGGACGTGCACGTGAACCACCGTCTTGATTTCGTCACCGACAAGGATCTGGGCGACGGTTTCGACGCCACAGGAGACGACTGGGGCTTCACGGAAGGCGACCTCATCGACGACATGCCGGACGGTTTCGACCGTGACGAATGGTTGGAGGACCGCCGCCACCGGCTGCTCGACCAGGCGGTCGAGGACAGTGACGGCGCGACCATGACCGGGGAACGCTCCATGCTGTTGAACCGCGCGGTCAACGACTGTCTGGACCATGACCCGTACAACACGAGTGTCGGCGTCTACCGGATCGCGAAAAGCACCAACCCCGCCGGACTGGGATTGGAGGACATGAGCGAGGAACGCATCAGAGAGGCCCGCGAGTACGGCGGCTGGGATCCCGACAAGCACCAGTACGTGCACTTCAACGCGGACGGCGACCTTGAGGGCCTGTCGCAGGAGCAGGCGGACAACCTGTTGTGGACGGGTCGCCGTGACATCCTCACGGCGGTGCGGAATGATGATGACGCGGATCCGACGCTGGTGACCGTGTTGTCGCGTGGCTTCGCACGCGGCTGACCGGAATAGTGGGGGCTTGCCCGATATCAATCAAGCCCCCACGTGATATACTGTAGTAGTCCACACAAAAAATGTTCGCGCCATCCGCGGCCAAACAAAGGAAAACCATGCAACAGCCCACAGTTCCACATTCAACGACGAAACAACAGAGCTGAAACCCCACATACGACAAGGAAACCCAATGAAAATCACCACGCCATACGGCACCCTCGAAGGCGAGAGCATCAAAGCCATCCTCGCAAAGTACGGGTTCGACTGCCTGCGCGGGGCCAACCTGCGTGGTTTCGACCTGCACGGTGCAGACATGACCGGTGCAGACATGACCGGTGCAGACATGACCGGTGCAGACATGACCGGTGCCAAACTGACCGGGGCAGACCTGACCGATGCCATCCTGTGCCGTGCCAACCTGTGCCGTGCCAACCTGACCGGGGCAGACCTGACCGATGCCATCCTGTACCGTGCCATCCTGTGCTGTGCCAACCTGACCGGGGCAGACCTGACCGATGCCAACCTGACCGATGCCGACCTGTGCCGTGCCAACCTGACCGATGCCACTCATTTGGGATCCGCCATCGCCCGAACCAGCATCCTCCCCGACGAAGGCGACATCATCGGCTGGAAAAAAGCATACGAAGCTGACGACACACCGGTCATCGTGAAACTCCTCATACCAGCCGACGCGCAACGCTCCAACAGCACCGGACGCAAATGCCGCGCCAACAAAGCCCGAATCCTCGACCTGCAAGACGAGCAAGGCGACAGCTTCCCGCCGGACACCACGGCGTACAGCCAATACGACAGTAGCTTCCATTACAGAAAAGGCGAAACCGTGAACGTCGAAAACTTCGACACAAACCGGTGGAACGAATGCGCCCCCGGCATCCACTTCTTCATCACACGCATCGAAGCAGTCGAATACTAGGAGAACACAAATGAACGAAACCAGACAACAGAAGCTCGAATACCTCACCGACAACGGCTACTGCGAATACTGCCATTAGAGAGCATAGGGAGATACGAAAAAAATGCTGAAAATCGAGAAGACGCTGAAGGAACTGCGTGACCTCCAAAACACCTTGCATGAACTCGGGATCGAAATGTCCATCAAGGATGCGGACGCCGAAACGAAAAGCGATTACGAGGATGCGGCGATGACCATTGACGTATATGAGCCGTGTCGCTGTTTCGCGTGGGTCGGCATGGACGGCGTGATTCACATGAGGTGGAATTCGTATCCCGATGCCTTCGCGTGGTTTCGGATGAACCTGCTTTTGGACCTCGCTCGCGACTACATGCTGAAAGCGGACAACATCACGAAATCCTGGACGCATCTTCGCAGGAATCTCGACGGTCAGGATGCCGAGATGCCTCTCCCCGACAAGCTGGCCGGAAGGAAAGCGGAATACGAGGATGCGGCAAACCGACTGCGCGACATCATCAAAGCCGACCCGATTGCAATGGATTTATCCCCTTACGAATGCGAACGCCTTGAAAGGTTCCTCCGCGACCCGCAGAAGGAGCGTCTTCTGGAGTATGACCCGGACGACCCGTTTTATAGGAACATGTTCAACAGGAGCTTGATTGACCGCGACGGGCTGACCGAACTGGGGCGGAAGGCCATGGAACGCTACGTCGCGTCGGCCTGACGTACACGACCGTTAACGACATACAGCAATTGGAAAGAAACGAAAAATGTTGAAAATCGAGAAGACCCTGCGATCCGTCCGCGACCTATTGGACCGGCTGGGCAAGGAAGGCGTGGAGTTCACTTTGGTCGAATCGAGCTACTCCGACCGCGTAGCGGACATCTGCGAAGTCCCTGAGCACAGGCTTTTCGTGTTCCTCGAATGCTCGATTCGTCCGAATGGCACCTTCGTCTGGCGGGATTACGACCGCCATAAAGGAGTCTGCGACTTCAACGAGTTCCGCGTGCGGATAATCACTCTCACAGCGGACAAATGCCTCGACAAGGCGGTAGACAAGCGCAGGCGGTGGGTCGGCCTGTGCGACGGTGCGGATACAGCCATGCCTGATTCGCTGGCCGCAGTCGTATCCGGCCTGGAGGACAAGGCGGATCGTCTGAAGGCGTTGCTGGAACCCGACGACCCGCCCCTGTTGGACAAGGGGGACATCGCGATCCTGACAGACCTTAAACCGCAGGGCGTGGTCGACTCGGAGGAGGAATCACAACGACTACGGGATCTGGGCGTGCTGGAACGCAGATACTACATCGACCAAGTGTTCGACGTGCTGACCGACAAGGGCGAGAAGGCATTGGAATTCGCATCGCACGTAAAAACGCTTTGATGGCTTCACCGGCGGGCGGGAGGATAACGCCACTGCCATCAAACGGGGACGCATGGAGCTGACGAAAAGGAGACGAACATCATGAAAACAGCATCTTTCCACACGACCGCCCGCAAGGCGATACTCGCCGTACTGGACGGCGCCGACTTTGAGTCTCTTATCTACGACGACAAGGACCGACACTGGCACGCGCTCGACCCCAAGTCCCGCCAACGGCTCGCCGGCATGGAACCGTCTGATGTGTCGTACGCGGCCGACGCTGATGATTATGGCATGTTCGACTGCAACTGGCGGTCATACGTCGATCAGGGCGGGGAACTGCCGCACGCGAGCAGATACCGCATATCCGACATGCTCATCGCTATCGACGGCTCAGTATGGGAAGTGGTGTGCTGCGGACTCGAACTGCTAGGCAAGGAATGAAAGGAACCATCATGAACACGAAAGAAACCTGCGAAGATTCAAGCCACGGCCCATACGAGCCGGACGACGTGGTGGACCACTGCGGCGGTTGCGGCATACCGTTATGCGAGGAGCATGCGATGAAATGCCCGTATTGCAGGCGCGTCAACTGCACGGACTGCGGCAGGATATGCGAAGCCTGCTGGCATCGGGTATGCCGTGAGCACGCCAAGTGGAATCCCGAATACGCGCAATACGAATGCCCCGCATGCTACGACCGTTGGGATTGCGGAGAAAGGTAGAGAGGACGATGAACCCGAACGAAAACGAGCCGACACCACCGCTCACCGACGAGGAGCGCGAGCATAGGCGTGTCCGCTATGCCCACAGTATTGGGCGAGCAAACGCGTCGCGGAGGGGGCGGCGGAACTCGCGGTCCCCGACATTACCGCGTCGGTCGCGCCGGATGAGATTGTCGTGTATGTGAGCGTGGGGTTGCGCGCTCAACACCGTCGACAAGCGGCTTGACGGTAGCATTCCGCTGACAATCAAGGAAATCGAAGAAGCCGCTCCGGTGTTCGATATGGACTCAACGCAACTCTTAATGCTCCTCATCCAGCCGATCGACAGCATCAAACAATTCAAAGTCTGAAAGCCACACCAAAGGAGCATCCGATGGACAGCAAGACCTACAACAAAGACCTGCGCAAGGCCTGCGTGGAAGCCGTCTTCGACGAATTCGGCGAGCATGGTGACATGATTCGCCCGCAATACGCGGAACAGTGGGATGAAGTCTACGCGAGCCGGTCCTTTGGCCACATCACCGGGCCGATGGACATCGACGTGCCCGACCTCGTGGACGTCATCATCGACACGATCGTCAAGGAAGCGCATAAATGACCAGCCAACTACTCAACCCGCCGGCAGCGCCAGCCTCGTGGACGGCATCCAAGACATCACCCTCGCAGACTTCACGCCAGCGGAAATCGAAGACATCGCCTACCAGCTCAACAACAAGATCGGAGCAACAAGATGACATACCTGGAACAACGCGACCTGCTCGAACTCAACGACAAGGTGGGAAACACAAGATGAGCTGGATGGACGACGGCGGATTCAGTCTAGACGCCTTCAACACCGTAGGCGGCAGGCCGATGGCGCGAATGGTCTTCCGCACATCGACCGGCCAATACTACATCATCCTCACCAAGACCGAGGTGCAACGCATCCGCCGCGAATGCAATCGAATCCTCAAGGAAATGGAGGCAGACAAATGAACGCATATCAGCCAGTTCTTGACCCTGCTTGCGGCGGGCGAATGTTCTGGTTCGACAAGTCAGACAGCCGTGTGCTCTTCGGTGACGTGCGCGACGAAAGTTGGGAACTATGTGACGGACGCAGATTCGAGGTCAGGCCGGACATGCTGATGGACTACCGCGATCTGCCGTTCCCTGACGAGACGTTCCGCATGGTCGTGCTCGACCCACCGCACCTGCGTGATGCGGGAGAGGCGAGCTACATGGCGCAGAAATACGGGTGTCTCGACCGAGAGACATGGCAAACCGACATCAAGACCATGTTCGGCGAGTGTTTCCGCGTCCTGAAAGAGCATGGCGTGTTGATTTTCAAATGGAATGAGACACAGATACCCGTCTCTCAGATTCTCAAGTGCACCACATGCAAGCCGCTTTTCGGCAACAAACAGCCGAACCGCACCGGAACACATTGGATTGTTTTCATGAAGGAGATCGACAATGACCGAGCATGAGGAATACTGCGTGAGCATCCGCGAATCCTACAAAATGCCCGACCGCACGCTGGTCGGGTACGCGGTGACGTTATGGAGGTGGAACCATTGCGACGGAACATGGTGGTATGCGGCCGTACGCGAATGCCCGTTCGAGGACTACAACGGCAGTCGCAGGAAGACGTTACGGCAGGCGAGACGGGTCGCGAGAAAACTCGCCGGAATCTTCGACTGCACCAACCATGACACCAACGAGGAAGGAATGTGGCAATGAACGACGTGAATGAATCATTGACGGACTGGTGGACACTGCCCGTGAGCACGCTCGCCGGGCATAGGGCGATAGTCCAACTCGACGAGGGCACGATCATCGACGGGTATCTAGAATACGCACCGTCGAAGCTCCGCAAGGAACTACGAGGCGCGACGGAAGGAATCCGCGAATCATTGACGGTCGAAGGCGTATACCAGCCGGTAATCGTCAGCGAGAATGCCGGTGAGAAGCATCTGGCCAATGGCGTGAAAGCCGTGAACATACTCAAGGAGATGAGCGCATGAGCGTGCTATACCACGGTGGGGTTCCAGACCTGAACCCCGGCGACATCATCGAACCGGGGCACGGTCGAGACAATTACGACGATTGCCCCATCTGCCGCGCCAGACGCGAAAAAGGCGCGTCGGCCATCGAAGGCACCGGCCACCCGGAACAGGTGTACTGCACCGGATACCGTGACTACGCCGCACTCTACGCGTCAATGTACGGCAAAGGCGACGTGTATCAGGTGCGTCCGGTCGGGGAACTCGAAGCCTCCATCGACGAGGATTTCGACGGCTGCTACCGGTGCGACCGGATGGTGGTTGTCAGGGTTGTCGAAAGACACGTCACCCTCACTGCGAAACGTCGCCGGAAGGTCATCCGGCTCATGCAGCGGTTGGAGGATGGCATATGCCTGAACCCGCTGCCACGAAACGCCACACCGGAAATGATCGAACGTTGGGCGGCACGAGAATACGCCGACATGCGGCACATCATGCGCGAAGCCGAAAGGAGCATCAAATGAGCATAAGAACGAGAACAACCTACTTGGCGATATGCGACTATCCAGGCTGTTGCCTGGAGCACGAATTCTGGGAATTGCAGGAAAAAGCCCGGATAGCTGTAACGGTACGCGACTATCCGACCGGAATGCTCGAACCGATACCGCAACAAACGTTGGATGATGCTGACACGTTAGCACGCATATTCCAATGCAAGAACTACAGGAACGACGAAACGGAGATATGGGAATGAGCAGGGCTGAAACCACCGCCATGCTGTCCGAGCTGGTGGAGAAGCGTCTGAGGAATCAGACCGCTTTTTTGGGCGAGCGAGGTCAATTTCGACCGGAACACGCCTGACGAGCGGCGAGTGGATTACGTGGGCTTCACCCCGTGGAACATCAATGGCGAGCCGGTGCCCGCAAGCGTGGAGAAAGGCTGCTTCGAGTTCTACGAGGTCAAGTCATGCATGGCTGACTTCAAGAGCGGCAACGGCCTGACGTTCTACGGCGACCAGAACTATCTGGTCTGCACGAAGGAACTGTGCGCCGATCTGGTCATGGGCAAGATGGTGCCCGAGCGCGTGAACGCGATCCTGACCCCCGATTCGACCGGCTCGAAACTGATTCTCGGCCACGTGCAGTCCTACAACGACCTGTCATACAGGCGACGTCCCGCAAGCGAAATCCTCTGGGCAATGGTCAAAGCTAACGGAAAGAGGACGAATTGAGCATTGCGGATGATGAAGCCGAGAAGGCGTATTCGACCCGCTACTGGGATGGAACGCATGTCAAGGAACAGTTTTGCTGCGACACGGACGATCTACAGGAAGCTTACCTGCGTGGCCGCAGTGCACCACCCACGAATGCCGAGATAGAGGCCGTGGCGAAGAGGCTGTTGTGGCGGGACATGGCGTCAGTCTGGGAAGACGTCACGCCTTGTGAGGACTGTTTCTGGACGCTGGTCAGGCCGGAAGAACAGGCCATCTATCTCAGGGACGCTCGGATAATGCTCGAAACCGCAAGGAAGGCGGCAAACGAATGAGTCGTAATGACAAGGCCGAAACATGCGCCGTCGCCGTCGCCGTCGCCGTACTGTTCTTCATGCTGTTCTTCGCCCTCGTCGCCTATTTCGGCTGGGCTGAAGCAACTGCGGACGCCATCATCCTCCGTGACGGCAGCCGATCATACGCATGTCAGACCAGCAGAATCTCACCAGCGCCACACAACTGCAAACCGGTCAAGGAGAAACGATCATGAGCCTCGGATACGTCGAATGCGCCCACTGCGGCGAACGGGTCGGCACATATTACGTGACCTGTCCGTACTGCGGATACCGGCTGATGGACGCCATGCAGGCCATCGGAGAGGCACTGCCAGAACTGGAATGCGAGGACGCCATACTCGCCGTCATGAAAGAAGAAACAGAATGAGCGATTTCACCGGTTCCGGTGGAGCCGCCTATATGTCGAACCGCATGGACTGGGAGACGCCGCAATCCTTGTTCGACGAACTCGACCGGGAATTCCATTTCACGCTGGACGCCGCGTCCAGCGACGCGAACGCGAAATGCGCGAAACACTACACCATCGACGATTCCGCATTCACTCACGAATGGGGGGGGAGACGGTATTCTGCAATCCGCCATACGGCAGAGCAATCCCGGAGTGGGTACGCAAATGCAGTATGGAGGCCAGCCGAAAGAACACCATTGTCGTTATGCTGCTCCCAGCCAGAACGGATACCAGATGGTTCCAGCAATATATTCTCAACCGAGCGGAGATCAGATTCATCAAAGGCAGACTCCGTTTCGAGGTGGACGGCGTACCGGGCGGCCCGGCACCATTCCCAAGCATGATCGTCATAATGCGTACCGGAGAAAGGTGAAGGAATATGGCAAGGTGCGTGTAGTCCAAGATGTGCTTTCCGAGCCGGTCGAGTACTGCGGGGTAGGCGCCGACCTTGTCGGTGGTGACGAGAGCGCCCTTGCCGATGCGCCCGTTGAGCACCTTGTAGGCGCGTTCCTTGCCGAGCATGCCGCGCCCGGACACCACGAGGAAGGACGCTCCCACGTCGTCGATGCCGGTGACGACGCACACCTGCTGCTTGCTCAGGCCGCGTTTCGCGGCCTTCCTGCCGCTCTTGCGGGCCGGGCGGGGTCTTCCGGTAGCCCTTGTAGCTGTCGCGGAAGTACGTCTCGTCTATCTCAACGCGGTCGCCGGCGACGGCGCATGAACCACGCCGTGCGCAGACCCACTCCACACTTGTCCATGCAGTCGCGCAGCGATAGCTGGTCTATGAACGCCTCCACGTAGGTCACCCACGTCTCCACCGGCAATTTGGACATGCCGAGCACACGGCCGACGTTGGCCGTGAACGTACGCCTGCAATCCTTGCAGTACCAGCGCTGGCTGCCGCTTCCCCCCGTACGTCCCCTGCGGACGATGCTGTCGGAGGCTAGGGAGTTCCAACGATGGGTCACCCACGAAGTGTTGTCCACCATCCGCAAACACGGCGTGTACGCCACTGAGACCGTGCTGCAGAAGGCCGTGGACTCCCGACTTCATGATCGGCGAACTGGCCGTGGCGGGTAAGTCAAGATTCCGGGTCAGATCCCACTGATTCGACTGCCTCGAAGAAATCGGTTCGTGGTATCCCCCATTCCCTGCAGATGCGTTCGAGGTCCGATGGGGCCCATTCCTTGTCGTATGAAAGCCGGTCCTGCACGTACTTGTTGCTTCGGCCTATGAGTTTCGCCAAGGTTCGGCCGGAGATGGCTCGTGTTTCGCTCTGGGAGCGGATGTACCGGTTGATGCGTCTTCCGAAGTCGCTGACCTCTATCTTGGTTCGGTTCCCGGTCATGATAGTCACCTTCTCTTAGCGAATGCAATTGAATCTAATTGTAGTCAATAACACGCCAAATATTTGACATTGAATCTATTTACATGCAATATAAGTACCGGCTTTAATTAGAGCCATAATCCAAACCAAAGAGGCAACGATGAAAACACCTACCTGAAACGACACCATCAACGGCCGGATTCAAGCCATCGCGCGAATCAACGGGCTCTCCTCCTACCAAGTGGCTGAAACCATCAAAAAATCCCAGTCGTACGTAATGCAGCGATACGACGCAAAAAGGGAATGGAAGCCATCGGACATTGAGAACTTCGCCAAAGCCATGGGGTACAGCATCCTCGAACTCACCGGAGATGACTTTTCCCTGAAGATTCCGACAACAGCGCTTGATCTGCTGGCGTCGACCGATACGGGCGAGAACCAGTCGGCCGACACCGGCCGGAACTGACAGCGCGGACACCTCGAAGGACGTACCTACCATGTCCGCTAACATGAACCAGCCGGAACCAAAGACGGACGGCAGCGCAAGCTGGATCAAGCTCGACACATCGGTGCTCGACAACGACAAGCTCATCGAATCCGAAGACATATCGCCTGCCGCATGCTGGCTGTGGATTAAATCAATCCTCTTCGCATTCCGCAACGACACTGATGGGCACATCACGCCAGCTCAGGCCAGGCGCGTTCTGCTCGCCGAAAAAAGCGATGTCGAAGTGCTGATCAGGTGCGGGTTGTGGGAAAGAACAAACACCGGAGAATACCTCGTGCATGACTATCTGGAACATCAGCTCAGCCACGATCAGCGTGAGAATCGACGTGCAAAAAGGACGGCGGCAGCCCATGCCCGTTGGGGACGCCAAGATGCACCTTGCTCAGATGGTGCATTGCAAGGTGCAATGCAAAGTGGTCAGCAAGGTGCAATGCAAGGTGCATCATCTGACGAAGACTCAAACACCAATGATTCCAACGAAAACACGGAGACCCCTATGCAAGGTGCATCAAAAAACAATGCACCTTGCAATGCACCATCGATGCAAAGTGCAATGCAGAGAAGAGTAGAGAAGAGTAGATATAAGAAAGATAACCCTATCGGGTTATCCAAAGAAAACAACAACGCAGCATCGAACGGCACCTCATCAGCCCATGAACTCGACGCCTCCGGAAAATCGACAAGCGATATCGCAACGATTCCTGCCGACACCCAATCGGATGTCGAGCTTGTTCCCGAAGAGAAAACTTCCGGCGAAAGAGAAGCCCCCAAACGTTCCCGCAGGTCGAAGCCGTTGCGTGAGATCCCGGACGACTGGGAGCCGACCGGTAGGCATCGGGAGATCGCTTTGGAGCGTGGCCTCGACTGCACGGTCGAGGCGGAACGTTTCGTGAACTACTGCAGGGCTCACGGCAAGCAATACGGGGACTTCGACGCGGCCTTCTCCAACTGGCTCACCAGCGGGTACACGAAGGGATCCCAGAACACCGGAGGGCCTGCATTGTCCAGGTCGCAGCTCAACGATCTGGCGAACCGGGACCTCCAGCGGAGGGCGGCATTGGTCGACGCCATGAACCCCGACGGAGGCAATCTCTCATGGTGAAGCAGCTGACATACAGCGAGACGGTCCAGATCCTGCGTCGCATCAACGCGCATCACGGCAACGCGCCCATCGACGAACTGCAGGCAAGGGTGTTCCATGACGAGCTCATGGATTCGATGACGCTGCGAGAAGCGATAGGGGCCGTCACGAGCTTCTATCGGGACAATCCCGGCTCTTGGATGGGTGTGGGTGACGTGAACCGTCTGGTTCGCGCGCGCCGCCGTAGCCTGCTGCCGTCCGAGCGCGAGCTGGACGAGATGGCCGTGCGGGAGGGGTTGGACGGGGACGGGGCGTGGGCGTTCCGTCGTGAGCTGGTGCGTTGCGTGTCGGCGGGGCATCCGGCGTCGGATTCGTATCGGCTGGCGTTGGCGGCGGCCCGTCGTCCGGCGTTGGGTCCGGTCTCGTCTCGCGCCGGTGGCGTGGTGTCGGCGGGCGGGGAGGGGCGTGGCTCCTCGGTTCCGGTGCGGGTGGGGTCGCTGGCCCCGTATGGCGCCGTCGGACCCCGTGCGGGGGCGTTTGGCGCACCCTCGGACCTGAGAACGTCGAAAACAGCCCCAGAACCGTCTGAAAAACAAAACACCAATAAATCCTCGTCTTCGACCTGAAACAGCGTCTAAGACCCCAAAGAATCGTTTACAAACCCATATAAGCCATCAACCAACAAGGAGAACCATCATGGCCGACAACAACACCAACCTCATCCACGACACGTTCATCAACCACCGCCCCCACGGCATGAGCCCCCAGGTAGCCGAAGACACGTGGGCGGCATGGGCCGAAACCCACCACGCCGAACTCGACCCCCAGCTGCCCGAAGCGCCCCGCGGATTCGCCTACGCCGACGACGGCAAGGCCACGCCCGGCGACGACTACCGCGGGGAGATCGGCCTGCTGCACGACGCCACCGCCAACAGCATCCAGATGATCGAATACATGCTCAAGCACGAGGACCCCGGCAAGACCGGCACCCTCCTGACCCACACCAAGACCGACCTCGAACATGCGTTCAACCATCTGAAGAGCATCCTCGCACTCCTCGGATGGACGCCCGACACCGGCGACCACGACGAAGACCAGGCCGACGATGAGCCGGAAGACGAGTGAGTCACGGGCGAGCCGCGCGGCCGAAATGCTGCGCGGCTCCCGCCGCATCAACGACTCGACCATACGCAGAATCGCTGAAAAAACAGGTCTCTCCGACACCATCATCACCGAAATCGCCAAGCCCATCCGACAGGCGAAAGCCGAACAGGAGGCCATCGACTCGGCCGAACGGACCCTCGCCGCAGCCGAACGGCGGGTGAGGCGAGAACAGGCCCCATGCCCGATCTGCAACACCGGTTACGCACATCCGTTCGACTTCGATACGCTCGTTCGCATAGGCTGGAGAAAGAACCCGGACACCGGCGACCGCATCCCCGTGAGCATATGGGCGCACCCGTACTTCTGCGAATGCTCCAACCGTCGGTGCGTGGCCCGCAACATCTTCCCCGCGGACAGCGAACGGGAGGCCGTCACCCGGTTCGTCAACGGCGACTTCACCCACCCCGGCGCCTACACGGACCTGCATGACGGCACCCGGTACACGACGACCGGGCGGGCCGTGGAGGACGAGGCCGCCCGACTCCTGCGGCATTATCCCGCCGGACAGGTCAAGCGGCTTGGCTTCGACCCGAAGCTGGTGGACACGCTCGCCCTCCAGCTGACCCTCGACCGGCTGGGCAACCCGGACGCGGGCGACATGTACGACACGACGCTGATATGCCCTCACTGCGGCGGGACGCTCGAATACCGGGAGGCCGTCAGCCCGGTCACGCGCCGGAAGGACTGGTGGAGGTGCGCGTGCCGGTCGTGCGGGCGGCGGGACAATGGGTCGCATCCGAGCCGGGAGGAGGCGCGGGAGGCGTTCGCCGGGCTTTCCGGCTCGACGGGCGACGGCCCGCGGGGATGTTCCTTGGCTGTGGGTTAAGGGATTGGGAATTAGCGGGCGTCCCCGTCGAATGTTTTCGGTGGGGACGTTTTTCGTGTGGTTGTGTTTGGTGTTTTGTTTTCCCTCACCCACGCTGGCGTGATATACTGTAAATGTCTACACAAAAAAAGAGGGCGCCATGAGAAACACCACCATCACCACACCAGGCAAAACAAGAACCATCAGCCAAATGGACCCGCTGATCGACGTAATCTGCGAGCATACGGGCTGGAATCCCGACCTGCTGGACGATCCGTCCGGAGTCCGCCAAGTCCGTGAGGCGACATCCGATCCCGCATGGTGCGCGGACAGCTTCAATGCGGGCGACCGGCTGCGCGAATACCTTGACCTGACGGAACGGGAGAACGTGACCTTGGACGTGGACCGTATCCTCAACACCCCGATCAACGAACGGTACGCACACGAATCCCACTATCACGGGCTCGAATACATGGAGCCACACCGGTGAAACCATCCCAACGGAAGGAATAAAAAAATGAAAGCACTTGGCGAACAACTGGAACACCAACTACTCGACCGGTTCCAGTACGATGACCGCCATGACGAAGGGTGGTACGGCCCGGATTCGCCGCGCGTCGGCGACAAGGGTTGGATCACGTGGGAGAACCCGACCGGCGGCGAAGGCGCATCACGCCCGTTCGAGATCATACGCGACGACGAGCATTATCGCCCCGATGGGACGGGACTGCCCCTCCTCATGGTCGGCATGATGGACGACGGGCGCGAGGAGTGCGTGATCCGGGACGGCGAAGACGTCAGATATATGAGCCTACTGGAAGCCAGCCTTGGCGACGGCGCATCCCTGACGCTCATGAGCCGCGAACACGGCCATGCCCGGTAGCGGGGGAACGTCCACGACGAAGACAGTCCCATCGACCTGACCGCGCCGGACGGCGACCGGGAAGGCACCGTGTACGCACGCCAGGATGATCCCGGCGAATGGCGCGTCCACTGCCTGTACGACGGCAAGCCGCTCGACGGCGAACCGGGCGACACCATCACGGACGCGCTACGAAATCTCGGATACAAACTGAAGGATGATCGAGTTGATCTGCTGAAACGCTTCCATATCGACGATATGGACGATTACACGGGACGGTTGCCTAGTGGGAAGTAACGAGAACCTAGCGGGAAGTGCACGACTGAGGGGCTAAGGATGCTGGAATCCTAGTGTTTTCAAAGTGCTCTGGCTTCTTGGGGGAGCTCTATTGGTTCCGAATCTTCGATAGCTACTGTGCCTACATGGAAATCTAGTGGGCTTGCATGGAAATCCAGTGGGAAGCAGAGAGATGTGTCGTAATCTCAATGATTTCAACGGTTCTCAAAGATGCCAAGGTGCTCGGTCTTCCGGTGACATGGCGACTGCATGGAAATCTACAGTGCGTACATGGAAATCTTGTGGTCCTGCATGGAAATCTACAGTGAGACCATGGAGCTCGATCGAATGGCTTGGCCGTTACTGATCGAGGGAAAAGTATTGGTGTGAGTCCTTTGGAGAGGTTCCATGCCATTCCAAGATACCTTATTTCGGATGCCGCATAGCACCTCACAATAACCAATGGGGCGCACGCTACAAGAGCGCCGCCCCACCTGGTAGGACCCCTGACATAAAATCAAGGCTTTTTGTTCAATCAGCCGCAAACTTACAGTGCGAAATAGCGCATGTCAAGCATGGAGTGTTGTCGCTATGCTCAATTTGCCGTGAACTTATCACATCCACGGCCATGGTCTTGGAAGCCGCTAGACTAATGAAATTTTTGTTACCCCAGTAATTTCATTAGTCTTGAAATGCTTGATATATGGCGGTTCTGAAGCTGGGTATGGCCACTGGCGAACTAATGTAATTTTCTTAAGTCCAAAAATTACATTAGTTCGTTTATATGACGAAAGACACCACGCGGAACTCCGCCATGCGCGCCGCGTCATCCTCGAAGACGCCGAAGGCCGGCTGCGGTCGGGAGGGCCACGACCGCTCGCGCACAACGGGCAGGCGGCCATTGAGGCACTGAGCCGATTGGAATACACCACCAAGATCACCATCGAAGGCGAGCCTGACGACACGGAAGACAAGCCCGTGAAACCCGCCGGCGGGAAACGCGGCCGCCAAGCCCGACGCATCACCTGCCGGCATGGAGACGAAACCCACACGTTCCCGTCCGCCGCCAAAGCCGCGGAATGGCTGAGAGACGACCGGCAACGGCCGAAGGTCAGCGCCGCCGCGATCTACGCGGCCATCAGCCAGAACCGGACATACGCTGGATACCAGTGGGCGTACGCGCACGACAACCAGCCTAACGTTTCCCGGATGGTTTGAGCATCCTCTGGTTCGGGGTATCTCGGCATGTCCACGACCACGGCGCCCCCTGCCAAGCGTTTTCGTGGGCATGCAGGTTACATGGACGCGGTCAGATGGGTGAGCTTCAGCCATCACAGTGATCCCGAGCCGGGCGTGTCCTTGACAGCGGCCACGGTCTTGCGCCAGTGCTTGTCGAAGTCGTCCGCCATCTCCTGCGCTTTGTCGCATGGGCGTAGCCCCTGTAGCAGTGGTTCGAGATTGCATGGGCTGGCATGGTGTACAGTGAAGCCCCAGCGTCGGTCCTCGCCGGTCTCGATGATGCGGACGAACACCGGCCCGCCGCAGAACGGGCAGTCGGGCTCCGCCTGAAACGTCGTGGAACGTCCGATTTTTTCGAGGATGTCCGCGTTCTTCCTGTTTTTGGTCTCCGTCAGCCATTCGCAGAGCGCTGAGTGCAAGTCCACGTCCCAGCAGGATGTGCACCGGCATGCGACGGTAGGGAACGTCTGGCGTCCGATGCTTTTACTTGACACGTGCGGACACTCCCCGCAGTTTGGGCATTCGAACGCCAGTATCCGTTCGTTCTCCTCCCCCTCCCTGCGGATGACGCTGTCGTGATAGTCGGCGCATTGTTCGACGGTCGGAAACCATGCCCACCTGTTCAATAGGTCGTAGTAGTACCAGCGGAGGTCGCAACCGTTCTCGCACGCCAGCCTGACCGCATGGAATCCTATCAACGGCGTACGCCGGACGGATAGGGTCAGTCGGCTCTGGCAGTTCGGGCAGGGGTTTGCAAGTTCGATATGTTTGCTCACTTGTCCGTCTCCTTCTGATCAGGCGTTGGCCAGCGCGCTGACGCGCTGAGGGGTGATGCCGATGATGTCGGCCACGTCGCGCACGGTCATGCCTTGGCCTCGCAGCGCGTCGACCGCGCCGGCGGTGAGCCTGGACGCCTTGGCGCGGGCCTCGGTGGCCTCGCGGCGGGCGGCCAGCAGCTCGTCGATCATGCGCTCGTCCTCCTCGGACAGCTTCGGATCCACCGTCACCATGCCGACTTCCCGGCCGAGCATGCGGGCGGCGTCCCTGACCATGCCGTCGATCTGGTCGAGGCGGCGGGCCTGGGTGAACAGGCCGGGGATCTCGGGCACCTCGACGGCCCACCAGTTGCCGGAGCGTTCCGCGACCGCGGTCACGTTCATGGGTTCGCTCATTTCAGGTTCCTTTCGAAGTAGCGGATGATGCCCCGGGCGGTGAGCTCGTTGACCTCGCTGTGGCGGGGCACGGTGGTCTCGATGCCTTGGATGCTGACCTTGCTGTGGTTGCCGCCCTCCGTCCAGATGGCGGTCTCGCCGTGCTCCTTGGCCAGCTTGTTGAGCTTCCGCTCCAGTTCCTTGCGCTTCACAACTATAGTCTACCTCTATTTACTAAACAAGTCAACCCGTGTTTACAAAATGAACGAATGAACGCGGGGAAGGCACTTCCGTGCGCCGGCACTCGCAGGAGAGCACCGGGGCGGTTCCGCTTATCGGCATTCGGGAAAATGGTCTGGAGTCCGATTCATCCGCACAGGAAGCGCTTTATCCGCGCAAGGAGTCCCGGCCGGGGCCGCTCCTGGGTGCCGGGCACGGATAGGATAGTTTTCCAGCCCTCCGGGAAGCCCAATGGGCGCAGTGATACCGAGGGATGCCGTGAGACGATATCTCCCAGCCGTTGCGCCATTCGCTCCCACTGTTTGGGCCATAGGTTCTCGTATATGCGCATGAGCACAAGGAAGGTTGGGAACGCCTTGGAACCCTGATACTTGGAGTCAGCTTTGAGCAGCGTGGCCCGGGTTGTCACCGTCCGGTTGTAGATCCTGTTGTGGTGCCCGCACAGGTTGCGGACGTAGGTCAGGTGCTGAAGCCAGCTCTTCAGATGGTATGGTTTGATTTTGAACTCGTCGGCCACGGCCTTGGAGACGGTGCGTCCGTCCGCATAGGACGCCGCATTGGAGAGGTTGCCATACAGCCGCGAGACGTTTCCCATCGTCATGATCTCCACCGCAGCCCACAACGGCAGGTCGCCGTATTTGGACATGTTGTGCACCACGCACGGCACGCCATCGCGTTGCGGTCCACAGCCACAGGCGAAGCTCCTCGTCGAGCCGGTACGCTTCACGGATGTCAT